CAAATCCATAATAAGTAGTTCCATATGTCTTAGATACATTATTAACTACTTTTAAAATTGCTTTGGATTGATTAGTAAACTTCTGATAGAAATTAGCACCAGCTCCTAAGTTAGTAACTTTAATTGAGGGGGTTGTAGAATTATTTACACCAAAAACAATATCATTTGTTGAAGTCGCTCCACCTATTTGATTACCAGGAATAGTAAACACTTCATCGTTTGACCATCCACTACTGGTAGTACTTAATATTTGTATTGCGGCAACATAACCAGGATATGAATAAGTTCTAGGGTATCTATACACACGAACTGTCAATGAACTTCTTGAACCAGAAGAAGGAACTGTATAATCCCAATAAGGAAAATTGTATCCAATCGCAGTTGCATAAGTATAAGTATTTGGAAGAACAGTAATTGTTCCTGTCATAGAACTGTGATTTTGACAAACGTAATAATAGCTTCCTTGTTTCCAACCATTGGTATCCCAAGATAGATTTCCAGAAGTATTTCCCTGTCCAGTTGGTTGATTTCTATAACTGACTGCATTATAATTAGTAGTATTTAATACTCTATTTGTAGAGTAAGCTCCCGCAGTATCGGTGAGATACAATGGATGACCAGTTATATTTACATATTCAAAATAAAGTGAATCACTTTGATACAGAGTAATATTTGGGTGTGTAACATAATCAAGTTTCGTAAACCTAATATTCGGACTATTATAATTATTTGTAATGTCTATTGCAATTCCTGAACTTGCATCTCCAGAAGAAGTAGCAAGTTTAATATTATTAACATCAATTACAATTGCATAATAAGTAGTGCTATTAGTTAAAGATCCTGTAGAAGTAGAAATACTAGTAGCACCAGACGCTACAATTGGGGCTCCAGTTGTTAATCCATGTCTATTAATAGTAAGTTGATCATTGGTTGAAATATAAGACGGTCCAAAAAATTCTCTCATTAAATATGAATTACCACTTGTAGTAACTTGATAAGATTTTGTTACTGAAGTTAAATAAGATTCTGCAGCATAACCACCACAAAATCTCCAGCTTTCATTAGCACTAGTGACACTATAAGGAGTAGTTGAAGTAGGAGCAAGAGTAGTACAAGCAACTCCATTTACTTGAGACCCATCATTGAACCCAAGATTAGCAAATGTTTGCTCTAAAGCATTTAATACATGTGTTTTTGTCCAACCAGTGTTTCCGTTATTAACTTGAACAACGCTTTTTACAATTGCCATATTATGCCTCTAATCTAATTGCGGTAAGGGTTACAGTGATGGGAGTTGCCGAGCCACTTCTGTTTGTAACAGAAAGGTAAATATTAGTAGTTGGTACAGCATCATTATTAAATCCAATCACACCAGGAGAAATAAGAACTGTTTGTGCTCCCGTCGTTCTCACTTCAGTGATTACTCCAGAACCAGCTACAGGATCTTGACCTTCACTTCTGGTCAAATCAGCATCTCTTGAAACATCGTCTGTATAAACTCTGACCCAAGCGGCTGCTGTTGTTTGAATATTTAATAATGTATATGCTTTATATCCAATTATATTTAGTTCTGTGGTTGCGTTATTATTAATTGAAGATGTAGTTCCTGCTAATGCTTGGCGAGATACTAGTCCTCCACCAACTCCACTGGCAGTAACTGTGACTACACCATTACCATCAATAGAAAGACCAGCACCAATCTTTATACCGCCAAGAACTGATGATGTTGCTGTTGGTAAAATATATCCACCAGGAGTTGCACTGATGATACCACTAGCAGTGATAGTAATTGTGGATCCATCAATCTTGACACCGCCAAGAACTGATGTTGAAGAAGTTGGAAGTGTATATGCTGAAGGAATTGTAGGTTTATTTAAAATCTGAGCGAGACCAGTAGTAGCATTCCAATCAGAATTAACAGGAGCAGTACTTTGAATGCTTGCTTTTTTATTAATACTATCCCAAGATACTGTAGTACCACCAGTACCTGCAAATTCTACGGTATCATTAACACCATCACTAGGATCAAGAGTTAAAATTACTTGATTGCTAGTGGAATTACTTCCATAAAAATCATAAAGAATTCCACCGCCTCCACCTCCAACACCACTAGCAGTAACAATAGTATTAATTACATTATTAGCAGAATCGTAAGTAAAACTAATACCAGATTTTGTACCATTATTTAATGCAGTGAATGCAGCAAGTTTTGCTAGAGCATCAGTGTATTGGGTTACACCAGAGTTTGTAGTACCAATTGTAATAGTATGAATATCGGTTCTTGCTACTGCAATACCATTAGCTCCAATAAAAGTAACATCATCAATTCCAGATAAAGAATCAGTGAGACGTAAATTTACTGCATTACCGCTCGCAGTTTCTGCAGAAATATTATAAGTTTTAGATGCAAAAGTAATTTCATCATTTGTTCTTGATAAAGAAATACCATTACCAGCAACTAAAGTTACATCATCAGTGATTGCATTTGAATCAGTTAAACGAATAAGTTTTCTCTGAGATGTGTTACCATCAACTGCTGATACACTATAGGTAGTATTAGTATCAGGAGAAATATCAGAGAGTTTTGCTAACTGAATCCATTGTGCATTGGTTGAATAAAAAAGATTGCCGCCATTATCAGAATATGCAACCGCGCCCTTGTATTGTGTCGGACTCGGGAAGGTTGCTTGAGTAGGATAATAGAAAGGAAGTAAATTACCTACTCCTGATGTCGTTACAATAGCACCAGAAGTAGTTACTCTAACAGAAGAATTTTTTAAAAGATTTCCCGCAGTTCCGTCAAACAAAGCAATTGCAGTATCAGTTGAGGAACCAGGACCGCTTATAGTTCCAGAAAGAACAGTGCTAATAGTAATTTCATCATTTGTTCTGCTAAGACTAATATTACTACCAGCAACTAAAGTGACATCATCTGTAATGGAATCAGATCCAGTCAATCTAATAATTTTTTTACCAGTGGTTCCATCTACAGCAGATACTTGATAAGTCGTATTAGTATCTGTAGCAGATATTCTTACTGTTCTTGAACCACTATAATAAGTTACATTTACTGCATTCTCTCCAGCAAATGTAATAGTTTGTGTACCAGATCCAGATCCACCAGCAGTAAGATCAAGCTTAACATCATTTACAGCAAGACCTCTACCATCAAAAGTGTAAGTAGTATCAGTATTAACTCTGGTAGACCAAGCAAGTCCAGTGCCAGTAGCAGCCAATACTTGACCGTCAATACCAATACCAGAGGTTAAATTAATAGCTGATTCGCTTAAATCTATGGTTTTAGCTGCAGCAATTTTAATTCCCTGAGGAAAATTTACCTGAGTTAAGCCACTTGCTATAACCTCGTCAACATATATACGTGACATTCGATAACTTTAATACTTTTGCTTAAAAGTATTTATAATAAGCGAAATAGGATACTAAAACTCTTAACATCTAACAAGGAGGCGTTCTAAGGTAATTATAATACCCAAGATATTGATCAAGCATCATAAAACCTCCTTGCTCATATGCTTGTCTTGCCATAATACCATCTGCTTCATACAGCATATCATAACGAAGGGTCTTCATTACCTTACCTCTAACCATATAGCAAGAGGTATCAATGTTACCAACGTTTGGATTATTTGATGGTGCTAAACGAACACTATTATTTTTCCAAACTTGACCCCAAGCAATCATATTAAGATAATCGGCAGTGAAATCTTTTACTTTATCATACCATTCTGGATGAATAATATTATCGTCATCAAGAATGTATATCCAATCAGTATCAGAAAATTCAATAGTATCTAATGCATAATTTCTATTGGGATTTCCAGCACTTCCCGTATAAGGAGAATATAAAATGGTTGCTCCTTCAATTTCTGAAGTTGGTTTTGCCAACTTATCATATACAACAATCCAATTACACTTTTCAGGAATAGAATCTTTTAAAAAGATTAAATTTTCTGGACGAGAGCAGGGAGTAATAATGTGTATCATAATTCATTCCTCACCATTACTAATAGTTTGTCGTTGTCCCAGTGTTCTGATAGTTTATTCGAATGTTCAGTATCAATAAATGTAATACTATGATAGTACTTAGAGTACTCACCGATTTGTTGATTGTAATCATCTTCCCAACGATTTCTAAAAATATCTTCGATGATAAAGTAACCGCCTGGTTTTAAATATTTATGGACAATTTTAGAAATACGAATTTGATCTTCGAATGAATGAGTAGAATCATCAATGATGATATCAAATTTAACTCCAGATTTTTCAAATCCTTCTTGGATTGATTCCTCTAGAGTTACATTCATATTAATATAAGTGGTATCTTCTAATCCATCACGGAGAGCACTATCAATTTTTTCTTGATAGTATTCCCATCCCCAAAGTTTTGCCTTAGTGAAATAGTTTCTCCAGCAAATCATAGATTTGTTATACTCAATTCCAATCTCCCCAAAGTTAATATCTTTATACCTCAGTGGAGCAAAGAGAAGATCATAGACAGCAGTATATGGATGCCTATGACCACTACTAGATCCTACACTGTAAGGAGATTTATCTGTTGGGTATTTAACTCCAAGATCACAAAGCTCAGTCCTAGAACTGGTAGAGTCAATTACTAATTTATTAAATGCCATATTAAAATACTGTCCTGTTACTAAAGGTGTCCATGTTATCCCAAAATTTACTTTGAATTCTTCTTCTCATTGGATCATATTGCCACGTTCCTAATGATTTATTAGGATCATTATAAGGAGTTTTAAATCCTACTGATCCATCTGGCTGAACTGCATTCACTCCCCATTTTTTAAAGAAATAAATTTCATTCATAGGATAACTTTGTCCGTTGGCAGAATTATAAAAAGAATTACTTCTAATTGTAAAACTACCTTCTTCCCTAACAACCCTTGACGGAACATCAATTCTTTCTATATTACTATTATATAATCTTGCTTGATATTCATTATCCTCAAAGTATGCTGGATAGATATTCTCGTCAAACAATCCACATTCATTAACGACGTGTGGTGTAATACCAAACAATGCAAATCCTATTGACATAAGAAAAGCATTAGGATTTTCTACGTGTGCATTATAAGATTTTTCTAAGTCACCTGCTGCAAAAATCATATCACTATTAGCAATCATCCAAAGTGATGCTTCAGGAAAACTTTTAATGATATGATTCCAAGCAGCACCTACACCAAGATTTCTGAATGGTATAGAAACATAAACAGATTTCACATTAGGATTGGTTCCAGATTTAATTTTTTCAACAGCATCAACTACATCCTGTTCTTGTCCATTCTGTACAATGGCAAGTTTTTCTACAGGAAAATCAATACTTGCAACGAGATCTAAAAGAAGGTCTCCTCGATTTAAAATTGGTACACCTAATACGGGAATCATAATCAACCAAGAATTAGTTTATCGGGTGAACTAGCACTGGGAAATGGTGTTCCATACAAATCTTCAAAGTTTTCACGTTGAAAGAATCCATCATTAACTTTCTTCTCTTCAGTTACAGAGAATTTAAATTGATTTCTAATTTCTGCTACAGTAGTAATAGTATCAACAATCCTACTAAGTTGATATGCCTGAGAGACATCACTCGTGGATTTCAAAGCACTGCGAAGTTCAGTTTCAGCGTTATTCAAATAATCAAAAGTAGACATAGTTTTCTCCTGTGGTTTAGATGGTACGAATTCAGTTTGGTTTTTCCAATTAAGTGGGGTGTTGTTAAATGTCATTGGGGTGTTGTTGGGTGTCATATTAAAAATACTCTATATCTTCTGGGTCCATGTAGCAAGGTTGATCAGTCAACCATTTAGCATATTCAATGTCTTCCATAGTCAATAAAAATTGCATAGAATTATCAAACAAATAAACATCTTGCCAACGTTTAGTATAATAATCTTGCGTTTGTAAACGGTAATCTGGAAGACCATTCAATTCAATTATACCTTTTTGAACGAAACGAAAACCTTCTCGTTCTAGAAAAACTTTTGGTAGGGTGGCAGTCATCACAAATTTGAATTGCAAATAAATTGTAGCAGGTCCAGATCAGAATGTCAAGTCCTTTGTCAGTTGAGCCATGATAACTTCATAATTGTCATCGGAGTCACCATAGAGTTGAATTCCATTTACATCATAAAATTCATAAAGTTTTTTATAAAGTTGAGGATGATCGCATTCGAGATTTATAACTCCATCAATAGCATCAGCAAGGATATTAACATCATTGGAGAATTTACGAATAAGTTTTTGTTTGGTCATTGCACAAATTTAATTACTCTTATATTATACCACACTCTGTTAGATATCAGCGTATCTCCACTGAGTTCAAAAGTTTGCGAGAAACGTTTCGTTCCTTGCGTTGTTGTTGCCATTGAAGATCTGAATCTGATAATATTGTATCAGATTTTTTTTGTTCTGTGAAGCGTTTCTTATAAGAACCTTCAATGATTTCAACTGATGACATATCAAATGCAGAAATTTTCACTTGACCAGTACGATCAAGTGTAATATAAGTTTCGTTGGAGCAATGACATCCAACACCTTTATTAGCTTGAGAAGTTTCTAATTCTTTATTGCAGCACTTGCATCTAATCTTAGTCATTATATTAAATATTCTATTGTATATATCAACGATAATTTTAAACTCCCCTTTCTGGATTCGAACCAGAGACCCTACGATTAACAGTCGTTTGCGCTACCGCTGCGCCAAAGGGGAATGATACGTCTCAGGAGGGATTCGAACCCCCGACCCACATCTTAGAAGGATGTTGCACTAATCCGCTGTGCTACTGAGACATAAAACAATCATACCAGTTATGGATTTGATTGTCAAGTGGGAAATGATGGATTTGAACCATCGACCTTTCGATTATCAGTCGAATGCTCTACCCCTAAGCTAATTTCCCAAGTGGGTCAAGTGAGACTCGAACTCACGACTTACAGGTTAAAAGCCCGCTACTCTACCAACTGAGTTATTGACCCAAGATGGGCAGGGAGGGATTTGAACCCCCGTAGGCAGAGCCAGCGGATTTACAGTCCGCTTCCATTAACCACTCGGACACCTACCCAATAACAATATTATACTACTCATTGGGACATCCGTCAACCCAAGGAGCACATAACCTGATTTCCCCTCCCAGTGACCGACACTCATTAGTGTGGCATACAGAGGCATCCAGTGGGGTCTCTGAGTATCGTGGTGGAGGTATTCTAACTTTCTCGTTTTCGCCTATCAAGCGTTCGTACTCTGCAATTGCTTGATCAACATCTCTATGAATTCTTCTGTCTAATTTCTCTGAGTCTTTGATGATAAACTCATTTAATATAGTTTGTGGAAAATATTTTCTTTGGACTTCATCAAGTATATCCCAGATATTAGTTTGAGATATACCAGTACATTGAGAAAGAGTGGCGATAATAGTTGTTAATACTATACTGATTATAGCGTATTGTTTTATATCTGGCTTCTTCTTTCCAAAGTTAAAGTTAAACATAGTAAGGGGAGCGCCACTCCCCGTTATTTATTCAATTAAGCATCTACTTCTGTAAGAACCATTTTCTTTGCGTAGTTATAAGCAAAGTCAGTTCTTGCTCCGTGATGTCCCCAGCGTATCCACTTACTTGCGTAGTACATATACTGGTCAATTGATTTACCAGGAGTTTTCATTCTTGGTTCAATCATTTTCCAATCACCCTCATTCAACATATAGTTGAGTTGAGTATCAAGTGTAGAAGCACTGGCACCCATACGGGCAGCATGTCTTCCCAATCCATCATATCGTGTAGAATCGGTCCACTGGATTAATCCGTAACCACCGCTTCCACATCCTTGGTAGGAAACTCTAGACCCACCCTCACAGATATTAGGAACAAATCCAGATTCCTGTTTGATATTACCCATGATGGTTGCTAGAGCATTCTTATCTTTGATTCCTTGTTTTTGCAAGTAACTCAAAGCATAAGTTTCTGTTTGATTACACCCTGTACATTTCCAAATTTTCTCTAGTTTTTCGACCTTTGATTGTTTGGTGTCTCTCTGATTTGATAAGTCTCGAACAGTAAGTTCTAAACTTTCTTTCTCAGGCACTGGTGGAGCACTCACTGGTATTAAGAGTGGTGACGCAAACGCAGTTGAGACTGTTAGGGCAGTAATTGTTGATAGTAGCATTAAGTTTAATAGAATTCGGCATCCGTATAGAAGAGGGGTATACCACCTCTCTCGAAGGGCATCTTCCACGGCTCTAGGTTGTCACGTCAAAATCTCATAATAAAAAAAGCAATCTTATTAAGGACTGCTTAAGCATTATATGAAATTATTTAGCTTTTGTCAAGCCCCCCTAAAAAAATTATTTACTGTCATAGATAATTGTATCAATATTTTTATATTAAATGTTTAAAACAGAACACTGGAATCATAGTTTCATTTTAGATCCAGTTAATTCATTTGGGTTTATTTACTATGTGAAAAATATTATAACTAATAAAAAATATATTGGTAAAAAACAATACTATACTTACAAATTTAACAAAAAGAATAAAGAATCTGACTGGAAAAAGTATTTTTCTTCATCAAAGTATTTGAAAGAAGATATTAAAAAATTTAGTATGGACAATTTTTACTTTGAAATATTATTTGAATGTAAAACGAGAGGAGATCTAACTTATGCCGAAACAAATCTTCAACATAAAAATAATGTATTAGTAGAAAGAGATATTAATAGAGAAAGAATTTGGTATAATGCTTCAATAGCAGCTATAAAATTTATTCCTAAATCAGAACATTCAGAAGAAACAAAAAAAAATCTATTCAATCGTACCAGGGATCTGGGATTGGTTGATATGTTTTAATTTGTGATTTATTAGAGGGTGAACCCAGAGAAAGTATTTGCTTTAACGTCTTGTTTAATTCCGCCAACGACATAAGATTCAACTTCAGTTTCCTGAGGAGCAACCTGAAGACCCTTAGAACTAATCCAATGCTCCGTCCAGGGAAGAGGATTATTTTTAGCAGCGATATCATACTGTGGTTTAAGTCCAATTGACCTCATGCGACGGTTTGCAATCCACTCAACATACTGTACTAATAGTTTAGAATTTAGTCCGATCATACTACCATTTTTAAATAAGTAATCTGCCCAAACTTTTTCTTCGTTTACCGCTCCATCAAACGTTTGATAAACCCACTGTTCTTCTTCTGCAGCGATTTTGAGCATGTCTGGATCATCCCCTTCACGCCATTTATTGATAATGTTCTGTGTAAGAACAAGATGCTGATTTTCGTCTCTTGAGATGAGAGAGATAATTTTAGCGGATCCCTCCATAAGTTTAAGTTCGCCAAAAGCGAATGAACATGCGAACGAAACATAGAACCTAATCCCCTCCAGGATATTTACATTTACAATAGCACGATAAAGTTTTCTTTTAACTTCATAAAGATCAAGTTTAGCAGATGGAACACCTTCTAGATTATGAAGCCAACGCTCACTAGTACCATAAGCATGAGCATCATTAATGAAATCATCATATGCTTTAGTGACACTTTCAGCACGAGAAAGAATCATATCATCAGTCAGAATAGTATCAAATACTTCAGCAGGATCTGAATAGATATTCTTAATAATGTATGTATAAGAGCGACTATGAATCATCTCCATAAGTCCCCATACTTGCATACAAGCTTCTAGTTCTGGTAGAGAACAATAAGGAGTGAATGCCATACCAGGACCACGACCCTGAACGCTATCAAGCATAATCTGATACTTCAAGTTAGAAGTAAAGATATGTTTTTGTTCTGATCGAAGATTTTGATAATCAGCACGATCTTTCTGAAGAGATATTTCTTCGGGTCTCCAGAAATATCCGAGTTGTGTCTGAGTAAGTTTATCAAAGACAGGATACTTATAAGAATCATATCTTTGAACACCCAAAGGAGCACCAAAGAACATTGGTTGCTTCTTAGAATCAATTATCTCTTTATTAAAAACTGTTAGTCCTTTTATTTTGTTTTCGTTATTAGTTTCAAATTGAACAACTGTCACAAGCTTCCTCCTCTGATGAATTTAAAATATTTTTAACTAAACTTTGAATATTTTCTTTTTTGAATTCTTCAGTTTCAATTGCATCGGTCTTACTGTCATAAGTGTTCTGATAATAACTTGTTTTCCAACCATACTTGTAGGTCTTAAGTAAATCATTTGCAATTACACTTACTGGCACTTCGTTATCTGGGTAGTTTTCTGGATTGTATGACCAGTTTCCACTGATTGCTTGATCAAAGAACTTTTGCATGATGGCGACAATGTTAATATACCCGCTATTGTCAGGCATATCCCAAAGAAGAGTATAGTTGTTCTTGAGAGTTGCATACTGTGGAACAATTTGTTTGAGTGGACCTTTTTTTGACTTCTTAATGGACAAGTATGCGCGAGGTGGTTCAATTCCATTAGTTGCATTTGACACAACGGAACTGCTCTCCGAAGGCATTTGTGCCGACAGTGTTGAGTTCCTAAGACCGTATTCAATGATAGATGCTCTAAGAGATTCCCATTCATAATTAAGTTTGTGTGATACAATTTGGTCTACATCTTTTTTATAGGTATCTATAGGAAGAATGCCATCAGCATATTTAGTGCGATCAAAATATTCACAACGTCCTTTCTCTTTAGCAAGATTGTTGGATGCTTTCAGTAAAAAGTATTGAAATGATTCAGTCAGTTCATGAATGGCATCCCACGCCTCTTGAGAGTTATAATTATAACCAAGTTTTGCTAGATAATGAGCAAGACCAATATAACCAACACCCAAAGACCTACGTGCTTTAGTAGATTTTTCAGCTGCTGCTACTGGATAGTGCTGATAATCAATCAATTCATCCAATGAACGTACACTTAAATCACACAGGGATTCAAACTCTTCATCAGATTTAATTTTTCCTATGTTAATAGCAGAAAGAATACAGAGAGCAATCTCACCTTCTGGGTCATCAATGTGCTTTAGTGGTGTAGTGGGAAGTGTAATCTCTTGACAAAGATTACTCATCCAAACTTTATCTTTGAAAGAAGAATGCTCGTTACAGTGGTCGATATTCATAATATAGATACGACCAGTCTCTGCTCTCTCTTTTAAGATGTCAAGAATAAGTTCTTGAGCGTTGACAGTTTTCTTAGGAATAAAACTATCTTCTTCGTAACGTACATACAACTCATCGAAATTAGGAAGACCAAAAGCGTCCGACAAATCAGGAACATCGTGAGGAGAAAAGAGAGAAATTGATTCATTCTTAATAAATCTTTCATAGAATAATTTAGAAATCTGAATACTGTAATCTAGTTTACGAACTCTATTATCTTCAGTGCCTTTATTATTTTTGAGAACAATAATATCTCCTATTTCTCTGTGCCAGATTGGAAAATGGACAGTAGCACTTCCACCACGAATCCCGTTCTGTGTACAGCATCTGACAGTTGATTCAAACTTTTTGAGGAATGGGATAACCCCCGTATGAGAAACTTCTCCCCCTCTGATTTTACTATTGAGAGCACGGATTCTGCCTGCGTTGATACCAATGCCTGCGCGTTGTGCAACATAACGACCAATAGCCATGTCACTGCTAAAGATACTGTCGAGGGTGTCATCACTATCAATAAGAACACAAGACGCAAATTGTCTAAGTGGTGTTCTAACTCCTGCGAGGATGGGTGTTGGTACATTGATTCTGTGTTTTGAGATTGCATCATAATACTTTTTTACATAATCTAATCGTGTTTGTTTTGGATACTCAGCAAAAATAGTTGCTGCAACTAACATATAAGCATACTGAGGAGTTTCATATACTCCACCATTGCTACGATCTTGTACAAGATATTTATCAACAACTTGCCTGAGGCCAGCATAGGTAAACAAGTAGTCACGATTATGAACAATGAAATTATTAATTTTATTCCATTCTTCATCAGAATACTTATAGATTAATTCTGAGTCATAGATTTCTTTTTGAACCCCAATAAGTAGAACTCCTTGAATTGAGGGAAATCCTTGATTCCAATCTTCTCCAAATACTTGTTTGTATAGTCCGAACAACAATAAACGTGCTGCAACAAATTGATAATTAGGATTATCTAAAGAAATAAGATCACTGGCAGAACGAATTAAAATTTCCTGAATTTGATCAGTTGTAATTCCATCATAAAATTGAATGCCAGATTGCATTTCAACTTGTGATGCAGAAACTCCAGAGAGACCACCACACGCACAATCAACCATAGAATGAATTTTGTCTAGATCCAAAGGTTCGATTGTTCCACTACGCTTTACAACTTTAATTCCGTTACTCATACTTTTTTCCAGGAGGTTAATTTGATTTTTGCTTCTAGTCCTTGATAGGCACTACATTCTACCACACTTCGAACGTCTCGTCCAGCCAGCGCCATATCATTAATATCTTTTTCTTTAATTTCAGAATCCCAGATAACTATACATCTACCTTGATCAATGAGTTTTTCATATCTATCAACGATCTGTTTATTTCTGGGTTCATTGTCCAAAACATAAACAACATCAGTGAATTTAAACTGATCAAGGGTAACATCAGATCCACACATTGCGATGGCATTTTGTAGGAATAATGAATCAAATGGTCCTTCTGTGACATATATTTTCTCTAAAGGGTTTACATTATTGAGGCCGAATACTTTAGGATATCCTTTATCTAGTATGGTAGTGATATAACGTAACTTTGTATTTTTATTCAAGGATCTACCTTGATATCCAAATACTTTTCCTTCTGTCGTAAATAATGGGATGACAATTCTTGACTCTTGTTGAGTATTTTCCAAACAAGCCCAAGCATTAAAGTCCTCTATGTAATAGAAATTTGAGAAATATTTCTCTGGAATTCTACGATTTATGAGATACTCTTTGGCGGGATGTGTATTATTTAGATCTGATATTTTCTTAAGATTTGAAAAAATATTTTCATCTTCTGACTGTTCATTTTTTTTGAATACTGGAGGTTTGATATTAAATTTGGGGTCGGGAGTGTTCGTTGCTTTGCCCGTCAGACCCTCCATATACCGCTCCATAACGTATTCATCGTGGAGTAGGGGGGAATTATCCTTCAGGAAATTTGTAAGCGTCCTGCCCTGCCCACAGTTGTGACACTTGAAAAAATAATCCGAACGTTTCCGATAAAAATAACCCCTAGTTTTGTTACGATTCTTTGAAGAATCGCCGCAATAGGGGCATCTGAAAGTATATAAATCTTCTTTTTTCTTTGCAAACTTTACGAGTTGTGGAGAAATGAGATTGATGTACTTCGTATCAATGTAACTCATTAACAAGAGAGGTCTTACTCCTGTCATTGTACTGTGGTGAGAGCATATTGTCAATAAGGGGAACGAGAAGTCCAATGAGGAGAACGGCAAGACCCGCTACAGCACCTACCTGCCAACGAAATTTTGATAGGTCATCAATAGCTTTTTCCATTTTATCTATCCTATTAATGACAGACATATGTTCCTTAGTATTTGAGCCTTTAACTTCATCTATCATTTTAATAATTAATTCATCAGATCTAGTTGCCTGATCAATTCTTTCATCGTGTTTAACTAATATTGTCGCAATTCTTTGATTGGATTCTGAAATTTTATTTACAGCATTTTCTAATTTGTCAAACATTTCTTTAGAGAACGTTTCATACATTCCAAATTTAGATTCAAGAACATCTAATTTTGCTAGTTTTTGGGATACTGAAGAGTCTCTAGAAAACATTTTTAGTTCCTTAAATAGAAGTTGTACTGAACTGCATAATTTTAAGGAATGATTCTACGTCCCTGTTCATCAAGAAACGATACTGTTGTTGACGGTCGTGATCCAGTGCTTCAAAGGTTGATACAACTCTCTTAGCAATATCTGAGTTAACCTTCATACTTCTACCATCAGGGAATTGAACAAATCCTTCTTTATATTCAAAGGTAGCATCACCAGCGAGACGCATCAAAGTAGAAAGAACTTCACGACCTGCTTGAATAGTACCAATAGTTTCTTGAAGATCTGAACCTTCAACTTCAAAACTATTATTTTGTTTTTGAAGTTGAGTAGTTTTTTCACTAGCTTTCTTTCTAAAGTCTGACAGACGAGCCTTCATTAAGGTGTCCATCTCTTTAGTTTTATTCTGCATTTTTGTTTTAGCTTCTTGAGATTTTTGCTGAATCTCTTTCTGCCTATTTAATTTTTTCGACTGAGCAATTTGCTTCTGTGCCCTTTCAGTTTCTGAAGGACCTTGCTTTACATTATCATCAGCTTCAAAAATGTTTAATTCTTCGTTGGTCATTTTTTTTCTCGTTCTTTTATCTCTATTTAATAGAATAGTATTGACGAACTTTCGTCCAGCCTTTGTTCTTCCGTCATAAGATTTTTTCTTTTTAGAAGAAACAAATGGTTCTACAGCAGGCGGCATTGAAAGATTGGCACCAGTGCCGACTGAATTAACAGGGGCATCTTCCCATACTTTTTGTCGTGCCTTTTGTAAAAGTTCTCTTAAGGTTTTCATATCTTATTTAGTTCTTCTAAACATTTAAGATCTGGATCAAGATAGTTTAAATATCCTTCGGGAAATCTATCAAGATAAAGTAAAAAAGATTTTAGAACTGGCCAACAATTACTTTCAATTTTATAAAACAACAATGGCACAGTAGCATCATTAAAAACATTGAAGAGGATGATCATATGATTTAAAATTAAATGATCTTTAAGAATATCATCTTTTAGATATTTCCTAATCAATTTTTTAACATACTTAAATCGTTTGAGATCCTCTTCAAATTCCTCTCTGGTTGTACATTGAGGATTGTTATAATGTTTAATAGCGAAGAAAATATAGTTGTCTTCATTCAGTTCATCAAATCTCATTTATTATGCAACAGCGATTGTTTTTACGGTTCCTGTACCAGCAGCAGTGTTGATAACATCACCAGCAACAAATACCTTGTCAGAAGCAGTTGCTGTGCCCTTATCAACAACAGTGCCAGAGATTGTCTGAGCAGCAATTGAAAGTGTTTGTGCTGTGTTTGGTACTGTGAATGTAAATGCTACTTGCTGAACACCTGTTTGTGTAGCAGCAGTTGCTGTAATAGCGCCAGATACAGATCCAGTAACAACAAGAGTTGCTCCCGAAGTTGCGGTAACAAGTTCATTATAATTAACAGTTACTGTGCCAGTAGCATTCCTTGCATAAGTTTTTGCAGCAAAGTAAACACCAACAATCGTGGCATTGCCTAAAAGGTCAGTAGAACCAGCGCCACCAAGACCACCAATAGTAGCAATAACTTCTTCAAACCCATTGGCGTGTTTAATAACCCAACCACGAGCATCTGCAAAACAGGTGTTAAGATTATTTGCTGGTTGATCTTCTGGTCTCAACCACTTAGGTCTTGACTCGTCGCCTGTACTTTTTCCCCAGAGAGGCATTTTAGTTCTCCAATTTAGTCGTTCTTTTTATATTTATAAAAAATGGGGACATAGCAATCCCCCATCAGTATTATTATATTATACTATACTATATCAGGGCGTAACGTCTTTAGCACCCTTTGCTTTTAGTTGTCCTTGGACTTGTAAAAGAATGAGCGAAAGAATACCGTTTGCCTTGATCTTTGGATTTGCTCCAAGTGCTTCAGAAACTGCGAAAAGAACAGTTGCGATAAGTGCTTGGTTGGCAGTCGCCCAAGCGAAAATTGCTGCGATTGACATAGTGACCTCGTTAATGTGGTTTGCTTTTATTTATCATTCTTTGCCATTTTCGTGGCAGTAGCGTACATAACTGATTTACCACGCTCTCCATAGCGTGATTTAAAATCCTTAAGATTTTTTTTCATTGAACGAACAATTTTTTCTTTCTTGTCAGTTTCACCTTTAGTTAAAGCTTCTTCCTTCTTCATCTTTGAAGGAGTGCCACAACCACAATCTGCTTCCTTAACTGTTGAGCAGGCATCCTTGCCGTGCTCAGGGCATTCCACACCTTCTTCAGTATAATTACATTTTTCATTAAGTTCAGATCTCCAATCAGAAAAATTTTCTTTCTTAACTGATTTAGAGATTGCTGCCCTACGCTTCTTCAGATACTTATCAGAGTTATCAGTATCACCGTCATTATCAACATCACCATCTTCTTTGCCGACAGGATCTAATGCTTCAGTTTTTTTCTTAGTACCATACCCTTCTACCTTGACACACTTATCTTTACCGTTCTCAGTACCAGCATACTTATAACCATCCCAGCAAGCTTTGCCATCAGCACCTTGCTCTTTACCTTTTTTATTCTTAGCCTCAAACAATTTACCTGACGTAATATGCTCTACTGCACTTTGCATCAAGGAATTATTATACTCGGTTGTAACTTCCTGCTTATTCTCAACCTCCCCAAAACAATCTGTGCCGCCAATTCCATTGGCAGATCTTTCAATCAAAGATTTAGAAAAACTATCGTTAAACATTTCCTTGTAAGTACCTTTTTTATTATTTATCATAGTAGTATGCTTAGGGGTCTTGGTTTTGCCATACCTCTCAACTTTTTGATTGGGAGTTATTGATTGTAGATATTCTCTCGTTTCATCAGTACCTAGTTCGTGGACCTCACTAATATCAGAAATCCAACTCCTAAAAGTTTTCTGATCTTCTCCCAAGCAGATAACATAATTAGGTCCACGACGAATTATAACACCTACTCTATCGCTATTATTTCTTACTTTCATTCCTTCTGGGAACACTTCACCGTTGTAATACTTCTCACGCATATAAATTTTTGTGGAGTATTCAGAAAAATTATACATTAATACTGAATTAAGAGATATTATATTTATTTAATTTTTTTAACTACTGAAATATAATAGCCGTTGTGCCAGTCACTTCTTTCATATCCATTCTCGTGAGTGCAAGTAGTATTGTCAGGAGTAGTTCTAAGATCAATTGAATAAATTACTTCCATATTAGATTGTTCTAATCCTTGTATAGTACCTTCTCTTACATGACCCCAATTCCAGTCATCACAAATAAAAATAAATTCATCCTCAAGTGCATCCTTAGCAAATATTAATGCATCTCTCTGATCATCTAATGAATGTGGACCATCAAACATATACACATTATACTTACCGATGTTATTATATTCCAATCTTCTGAAATCATTTTCAACCAATTGAATATCACATTTACCGTCACTTTCATTCATACATCTCTGAATGTTACTTAAGAATTCATTTTTGGGTCCACCAAACTCTCTCCAGTTATCAATACAATATGCCTTAACTGAATTTTTATAAGTGGCAGAGCAGGTTGTAGACCCCTTCCAGCATCCTATTTCAAGGTAGTCAGAGGTTTCAATGTTCTCAAATAAGTTATTGATGAAGTGTCTGTACTGAACGCCAGACATTCCTTCCATAGTAATAACCCATTCTGGAAGTTTACTTTCATATTTTTTTGCTTTCTCATATGCATCTTCAATCAAATTAATATATTTACTATCACCATTCTTTTCAATGATAGTAAATATTTTATTATTTTTAGCGTCGTCAAATGTTAATTTTTTCATTGGGAATTTTATTTAAAGTTTGTGGGCAATTTAGATGCAATTTCTTTCATAAGTTTCTTGCAGTCAGGATCAGTTAGTGCTGTAGGAATACCAGTTCTGAAGGTTTTGAAGTCACCAGCAAATGCTGCTCTTCTCATTTTAGTTCCAGATATAGCAAAACCATCACCATCAGCATCACGATCACCAGAGGAAATTATATCAAGTTCATTGAATACAAAGTCCTTACCATTATATTGTTTTATATATTGAAATTTTGCAACTCTATCAGATCCAACTACAAAATATGCATTATCATACCCAAGAGATTGTAGTTCCTGTAGGATACTCACATGAGAATTGGTACTAGCACTACTGAATATTTTACCACGATGTTCTGGTAATGACTTATTCATATAGCTAAGTTTAACATCGGGAGGTAAAGGATTATTACCTTTAGCATCTACTGACTGACTGATGTAAATACGATAATCATTACTACCAGCAATCTTTTTCAGGTTCGCAAAGTTATCTGCATGACCTGTGGTGCAGGGTTGAAATCTACCGAATGTGAAGTAACAACTTTTATATTCTATGAGGCTCATTTTTTCCAGTTTTTTTCTATAGTGAAATTGTTTTTACTGAACTCAATACGATTAACTAATTTCACCATATCTCCATCTTGGTGGAGAACATAACCTTCGGGAGTAGTAACTTTATACCCACCGTCAATCTCAACAAAAGTTCTGAACTGTTCAAGTGAGTCCAATTTTGAGATGATGAATAACTTTGCTTCCTGAATAGTTTTATAAAGTGCCACAAATGCTTTGAATTCTTTTACATTATCTTCCAAGTATTTAACACCAGTGTAGAAAAATTCACGCTTCTTTGTCTGTGCTGCTGCAGTTTTAACTGAGGAGATTTCTTTATCCATCTTTGCTTTATAAAATTCAGCAAACGATTTTAGAGTAGCATCAACATTAGTAATAGTTCTTGCTTCCTTAATTTCATTATTGAAAAATGGTTTGATATAAGACCCAACAAAAAATTTTGCATCACCAGTAGTACCAGAATTTTCTACAATATAGTCGTGGAATGATGCAGAAATCTCACACATTCTGTTTATTCGTTGAATGTATCTGTCGAATGTTTGTTCTTCTGATTGCGTAAACGATACTTTCTGTACCTGCGTATCATTAGAGATAACGGCAACATCATCAACAGAACTAAACTTTGAAATATCCACGCGAGGTCTTGCAGACATATCTGCAAGATCAGGGCCGCCAGCATAATGAGTATGAAAAACCACTCCAATTTTAGATCTATTGACTTTTTGACCAATCGGATGATCAGTTGGGATAGCATAAGTAATTGTATTAGGTCTGAATATAATTAGTTCTTCACCATTTATTCTTTGGGTTTTTTTATCACTAGTGTATAGAAGGTCCCCTTGAATGACACCACTGATACCAAGTTGAGAGAAATAGTTTAAACAATCTTTAAGTTTTTTATTTAACTCACCCTCATACATACCGTCAATGTCACCCTCTGTGTAGCAAATCTTTGGATCTTTCTTATTGAATACTGATTTAGTTCCTACAAAAAATCCACCAGTCATTGGGTCCATACCACAAACTACTGAAGGTGCTCCATCCCATTTTGTCTGTAGAAATCCTCCTGTTGATTTCTTACCAATCATATCTTTGAGTTCGGTAAGAAATCTAACAATAGCAAAACATCCTTCCGAACCATAATTCAGAACTTCATCTTCTAAATGTTCAAGATGTTTTAGTTTTACTATGTTTGCCATTAATTTAATAAGTAATTTACTGTTCCTTGTTTTGCTGCAATATCATTAGTCGCTGCTTTTGTTCCAGTGAATGTAATTTGTACAGCAGATGATTTTTTAACATTAAAATAAATTTGTCCTCTCTTAAATTTACTTTCATCTAAATTGAGTTGAAAGAAATTTTTACCAGATACCAGTTCTTTAATTGCTGCAATAGTTTTATTATCAGCATTCAATTCATCAGCAATTGCACGAGAAAATATAGATGTCAGTGACTTACCACCTTTTAAATTACGAAGTAAAACTGGTGCAGAAGTTTCTTTATATACACTACTATTTAATACACTTAATTTATTTTTTGCTGTACGAGAAACTGATGCAACATCAGGATCTACCTTTGTAGTATTTGCTGCTATCTTTTTGTAAATATCTTCTGGATTGTGAACTAAATCTCCCAGAAAATATTCCATTCCATATTGAAATACAATACTTCTACCAGATCTTTCTACATTATTATAGTTACTAGCAATAGAAATTAATCTTTTTATTGTAGAATCTCTAGACATTTTAGAAAATTTATCTGGATACTTAAGTACTTCTGGCATAATATTAGACCAGAATGATGCTTTAGCACCAACACCATACTTACTTGAGATGGCAGAAATACCTCCATCTTTTTGAACTTCTCTATAATCAAACATACTATCAACACCAGAGAATGATGGATCTTCTGGTACAATATATTCTGGAAGAGAACCAGTGTAAATAAAATCTTGCTGACTAAAGGCAGAAAATTTCTTAGATAAAATTAAAAATCCAGGAAGTAACTCACCAATATATTTTCCAATTTCAGTTTTATCACCACCTAAAACATTAGCATTCCAATTTATCTTAGAGACATCACCTTCAACGTTCTCATAAAAAAATTCAAACATTTGCTCAACAAGATATTCAGGAACCGATGGTTCATTTTCTAGTCCGTGAAGAATTGATTTTGCTAATTCTTCCGAAGTTTTAAATACTCTGAAGTCATACTCAACTCCATTGTACATTCGTTTTTCTTTTTTACCAAGTTGAATTAACTTATATGCCTCAATATTATATCTTACTTTTTGCTCTGTAGGTTTCTGAATACTGGTAAGAGGTAAGAAACCATATGTACCATCCTTTAATCGCACACCTAATTGTGCTTTATATTCATCTCCACCAAAAACAGTGATCGGTGTTCCATGTTCTAATTTAGTTTTAGAACTACCTACATTAAGGTTATTAGTACTAGCACTGGATTTGCTATTTGCCTTAACAGTAGTTTGTACTTCTTGTCCTTTAAAATATTTTTCCCACGCCTCCTTTCCAGATCTAGCCATAAAAAATCCCCCTTATAGGGGGTATTTATTAGATATCATTAGTTACTCGGTTCTCACTTCGTTCAATACTGAACGTTCCTTCTGGGTATCGTGCATTCAACTTATCAAAGTTCATCTGAGCAATCTCTTCAAATGACATATCAAGAGCAATACACGCTTGAGCAATGTACCACATAATATCTCCAAGTTCCCGCTTCATATGATAGACATTATCTTCATTATAAGGTTTTCCTTGAAATGCAATCTTCTTTACAATCTCAGTAAACTCTCCGCCCTCAGCAGTAATACCACAAGCAGCAGTAAGCAGACGTTGAATGTCAGCACCTTGATCTTTCAATTCAAGAATGCGATCAACAAACTCTGTGGTATTACGGGATGCTGGACTGGTAACAGCACCAACAAATTGAACATACTTATCCAAATCAATAGTCATAGATTAAAATTTAAAATCGGTTAGTTTTGCCTTTGAAGTACTTTGAGTTTTGGCAACTTCCTCAAAGTCATATTGCTGCCCAGAATCGCCAATGTCCTTCTGAGCAGATTGTTCTACATCATACAACCTCATCTTCGCTCTGTCAATACCCACCACAAATCTTTTGAATATAGTAGGATCGTTGTAACGGTTCTTCAGTTGCTTAACCATAATCTGATTAAGGTTTTCTAATTCTTCAGTGCTTATAAGAGCAAACATAAAGTCAGCAGTAGCAGGAAGACCGAAGGATTCAGAAGTGTCGGTAAGGTCAACATCAGTACTACCATAACCACTACGAGTAGTTTGAGTAGCAGACATAATGGGGACATTGAACTCCACAGCCAACCCTCTAAGTTCCTCTGCAATTGCTTTAACATAGGTATAAGAATTAACCAATGATCCTTTATATCTAGACGAGGAACAGATGTTCAGATAATCAATAAAGATTAAATTTGGTTTGAAATTTTTCTTCATTGAAAGATCATTAAGAAGTGCTTTGAAATGCCCAGAGTGAGCAGATGCAGTTGGATACTCTTTAACAATAAGTTTCCCTGAAGTTTTCTGTGCTAGTCTTGTAATCTTACTACTGAACAATTGTTCTGGCATATCCTCAATGTCTTTGATATTGACATTGAGAAGATTAGCATCAATACGTTCAGCAATCTTTTCTTCTGCCATCTCCAAAGTAATGTATAAAACATTCTTACCTTCGGTGAGCGCAGCAGCAGCACAGTGACACATAAACAATGATTTACCCACACCAGTACCAGCGAGGGCAACATTCAATGTCTTATTAGGCAGACCACCTTTGGTAATCTTATTGAAGAGTTCTAAATCAAACGGAATTTTATTTTCCTTTCGGTGATAGTATTCAAATCGTTTTTCAAAATCTTCAATATAATCGTGACCAATATGTTCATCAAATGATACAGCAAGTGCTTCCTGAAGAATACTTGGAATGGCATCTTCAGTACGGTTCTTATCCTTGCCGTCTGCAATCTTTACACTCTCAAGAAGTGCAAGATATACTGCTCTCTGCTTACACCACTTCTCAGTAGAATCCAACATCCATTGAAAATCTACTTCAGTGTTGCTGATATCATCAATCTTGATTTGTAACTCCTTATAAGAATCTTCATTCAAATCCTTACGATTCTCTACTTCAATCTGTAGAACTTCCTTAGTAGGACATTGACCATATGAAACTACAAAGTCTGAAATAATATCAAACATAATCTTATCAGAATACTGCGTAAAGTATTCACCCTTGATATAAGGTACTACCTTACGCATATAACTCTCGTTAGAAACGAGGTTCTTCAGAATTGTACTTTCAATCGTTTCCATCAAGATTCAGATCCGTAGGAGAATTCTTTTCGGGCACATTCGTCAAGTGCTTGGAGGATTTCTGGAGTGAAATACTTATCAGGATCTTTATAAATGACCGAAGGATATACAGTGATATCCCCCACCTTAACACGGTTACCCACAGGTTCAAATACTCCGTGCTTTGCTCCAAGTTCGACCAACCCGTAATACTTGTCGAGACCTCTTGCATCATAGTATAACCTCGTTTCAATAATGGAATTTTCTTTTGTAAAGCGTGACTTATGTGCCTTCACTTTAATGATGTTGCCAATAACTTCAGTGCCATCTTTCTCCTTCTTCTTGGAAAGAAAAAGAATAGACGATGCTGAATACTTTAGACCACTGCCGCCACCCATTTCTTTAGTTGGTACATAAGCACCAACCACATCGTATGTGTGATTTGTAACAATCAAAGGAATTTCTGCTTGACCCAACTTGAGTGAAAGAATACGAAAGATGGATTTGATAACCTGAGCACGGGTCATGTCTTTAGTTTCCTTACCATCGGTAGCATCCTGAACCTCTTTAGTAGTAGAGAGCATACCTAAGGAGTCTAGCACAAAAAGCAGCGGAGGTCTAACTTCTTTCTTAAGTTTCATATATTCATCGACTACTTTAATACTTTGAGTGCGAAACTCTTGTACCGTAGTAACAGGAACTAAACCAACACGTTTAATATCAATACCACGAACACCAAGCATATCCTTTTCGATAGCTGATTCAGATTCAAAATAGATTACTTGTGCTTCTGGGTTGCTATCAAGAAAGTGCTTGACGATGGAGAGAGCAAAGAAAGTTTTACCTGTACCAGATTCTCCCGCAAGTGCAGTGATTTTATTTGATGGGAGACCACCAAATATGCTCCCACTGATAAGAGCATTGAGTATGTAAGACCCAGTATCAACAAACGTCTTACATACAGTTGAATCATCCACAACATTTGCGTATGGATTGTCTAACTCTTTAATAACATTGTTTAAAAAACTCATAATACCTCAACTAAAGAAATTTGTAAGTGAACCACGACGTTCGTATTGCCAGTGAATGCATTCTAACACAGATTTGAGCGGTTCTAAGAAGGACTTTTCAAATTGCAGTGTATAGTCAATGTACTTTTCCAGACCAAATTCAGGCGGGATACTCTGGAAGAATGAGATTACGTTCTCTCCAATTGGGTTTGGAGTTTTCAAATAGATGAATTTGATTTTTTCTCCCTCTTGGATGATAGGAAATCTATTAGTAATCTTATGCTCTCGTACATAGTGATTATAAAGTAATGCACCTCTGACAGCAATTGGCGTAGCGGGTTTATAAACGCTACTATAACTTCTATATTTTTCAAGATTATTACAACCTCTGGGTGATGCTACGTCAACATAACTTTGCTTTTTACTATCGGTCTTGATCTTATCAACGAATATAATAAGGTCATCATTAGTACCATTGATAATGATTTTGTATGCCTCATATAATTTATCTCGATAGTATGATGGAGTGGAAGAACGTTGAGTTTCCATACCACAGATTTTCATCTTAGGTTCTTTATAACGAACACCTTCACTGTCCCATACGTTAAGAACATAACGCTTCTTCACGGTCCAGAAACCACGATTGGCAATGTTCTCACGCTTCATATTCATCTTCTGAGCATAAGCATTTACATACTTCGCCAGTTCTTCATAGCAACCTTCAATAAAAGGTTCAAGTTCCACTTGACAGATCTTGTCAAGGAACCCAACAATTTTCTCATCAGGCGTTTTTCTTCCCTTGAATACAGATTGCACCAGATCACCCAGATTGAGATAAATGGAATCAGTATCAATAGCAATGACATAATCTTTGTCTCCTGTTTTTAAGATACGGTTAAGGTATTCATTCATTTTCTTTTCAATCCAGCGAATTGAAAGTTGACCAGACAGAGTAATTGCTTCAGCATTCTCTATTCGGAAATAGCGAAAATACTCATTGCCAATAGCACCATAGGCAGAGTTAAGTTGAATCTTACGTGCCATCTGAATGTTATTGTACTTAGAAATATCCTTCAGCAATTCAGGATTTTTAGTGTTCTCATACTCCTGCTTAGCAGCAAGCATTTTCTTTTTATAGATGGTACGTTCATCATAGATCTTCTGCATCAGTTTAGGGAGGAACCCCTGCTTGGTGGTGTTGTACAGAGTGCCGTTAGGGCACAGCGTAACCCCCTGCAGGGTGCTCGTATCAATCTCTTGATTAAGGAGACGGTCCACATTAATGCCACTCACACGCTCATCCAGGAGCGTCTCAGGACTGATGTTGTACTGCATAATCAGGTGTGGATACAGAGAGTTTAAGTCAAAGTTCACCACCCAATCGTACATACCAGGAACAGGTTCTTTCACATAAGCACCAGCATATTGTTGGTCCTTAGTACTATTACTCTTTGGAGGAATGACAATATTCTCCTGTGAAAGAGCATCGTAAATAATACTGTCCCACATACGAACCTGATAGAACACATCCTCAAAGTTTACCTTTGCGTCATATGCCATCGTCACAGCAAGTTCAATCAATTTCATTTTATCTTCCAACATGTCCACAAGTTCTACGTCGTGGATGTTGTACTCAATAAACTTCTGCCAGTTGTTACGATAGAAATCTTGAAAGTTTTCAAACTCACTGTGGTCTAGTTTGTTTGCATTAAGTTCCACAGATGCAATATGATCCAGGCGATAACTCTCCTGATTGGTGTATGTAAATTTCTGATAGAGATCGTAATAGTCTAATGTAGCTACTCCGAGAATGTCATAGTAAATCTTTTTCTGTCCCTTAATATAAACATCACGCTCATACACGAGGTTCCAAGGAGATAGAGATTTCATATGCTTAGTGTTAAGTACACGATTCATACGACGGCAGATGAATGGAATATCAAAGTGCTTAACATTCCATCCAGTAACAATGTCTGGTGTTGCATTAACCCAGAAGTGCTGGAATTTTAAGAGAAGATCTTTCTCGTTCTCACAATAGATATAATTCACATCAGCACGAGAGTTTTCAAACTCACCACAACCCCAAGTTGTAATTTTCTTGGAGGTAAAATCTTTGACTGTGATGCAAAGAATTTCCTCAATTGCTTCTTCAACATTTGGGAAACCATTCTCCGAAGTAGTTTCAATATCCAAAGAAATAATATTCAGTTTAGTAAAATCATAATCAACTTCCTTAGGATACTCCGACAGGATGTATTGATACAGATACTTGGTATTACCATAGATGGTAAAATTTTCTACTGCCTCATAGTTCTTGACAAATTCTTTTGCTTCATTGATACCACCAAACTTAATAGGTTCTACACATTCACCTTCAAGAGTTTTATATTTGGTTTCATTCTTACTTGAAACAAAAAGAGTTGGAGAGAATTTCTCCCTCAACTCAACACGTTCACCTCCCGAGAAACCACGATAAAGAACCGTGTCGGAAACAATAACAACATTTGTGTAAAAATTCATCAACCAACAACTTCATGATAAAATTTTAGCACATCCTCACGAGGATCTACAATGGTCATAATATCAGTAGATCTGATGGGAATTTGTTTTTGATAAGTATAATCAATATAATTATCAAGAGTCAAATATACCCGTGCCCCCTTCTTACCAAGAAATTCTGTTCCAAATTCTAAACAATTAGGTGGGATTTCATCTTCTTCTTCATAAAGATAGTTGCGTACAATTTCTTTAGGATTAATCAGTACGCAATCAGCATCTTCATCTTCTCGTTCTTCAATCTCCGAGATCAGACACTGATGGGTTTTCAATAGAATCACTTTGACTGTCATTATTTTCTCCAAATTGGTTGTTAAATTCTTCTACAATATGATTGACTGGCTGACAAACAGTTACTACCCAGTCATAAGGGATAAAAAACTGTCGTGAATCAGACAAAGGAAGCCACGGATCAAACACTAAAGTATCACCAGAGGTCACTAAAATATGAGGATTAATGAATACTAAACTCATAGATTTTTCAGTATCCTTATCCACAATTTCCCTTACATCTGCAATAAGTTCTTCCCCCGACTTAAGCAGCACGAGTTGAACGGTCATAAACCTCTCACGAAATATACCCAATTATAGCACAGAGTTAGTTCAATGACAAGCTCGTTACCTTAAGACTTTTCAAATGCTGACTGAGTTTATCTAAGTATCCTCTGTTACGAAGTTCTTTGAATACAAGATTTTCTACAGCAAATTCTCCACCACGTTGAATTGAGGATGCTCTCATTTCACGAATTTTTTCTTTCAACTTTTCAAAAGCATCACGGTCATCTGCTTTGTTCTGAATAAGAAAATCAATCTTATCCATATACTGTTTCACTTTAGCAGTGATTGCTGGATCAGATAAATTAACTTCTTGATATACGGGACGGATTAACCACAAACTACTTTGAAGTGAGAATACTCCTTGACCTGATGGAGTTGGTGCAGATAAATCCTGAGCATATAATTCTACATCGTGCCCATAGATTTGAATGTTATGAGTTAATGCCCACAGTTGCTTCTTATCCTGAAGATAATCATCAATTAATTCTGGACAGTTAGCAATCTCTTCTTTCCTTACTAATAGATGAAGATCTAAATCAGAATACTTGGTGTAATTATAGTTAGCATTACCGCCAACCAAGATTACATCTTGAATAGCGTGAAGTGGAATGTTAGCAAACCGTGCCCACTCGTCAGCAATTTTCAATAATGCTTCTCTGACTTCTGGCTTAATTGCCTCACCAACCCAGAACTTAGAATTAAGAGTATTATGATAACGCAGAGTTAATTTCAAATCTCTATAGGTTTTCATCAGGCAGGAGTTTATTTTTATTTATAAAAAAAGGAGCCACCCCTGTTATTTGGCAGGGAGGCTCCAGTGGCAACGATAGTTAGCTCAATACTATTTATTATAACGTATATGTTTTTTTCTTCTGATGTTCTGGAATGATACGATTAAGTGTAATAGTCAGAAGACCATCAGCAAAATTTACATTACCAATTTCTACATCATCAGATAAAGTCCAAGTGCGAGTAAATGCTCTCTTAGCAATACCATTATGTAAATATTCAGATTCATCTTCTGATTTTTTACATTCAACAAAGAGTTTATTCCATTCAGTGGAAACTTCAATGTCCTCTTTTCTGTATCCAGCCAGAGCAATTTCTAAAATATACTGGGTAGAACTTTCTTGAATAAGATTGTATGGTGGAAAATTTGGCGTTGATTCGTGTACTGTAGCAAACCTACGAATCCATTCATCCATTCCAATCCCAAATCTATTAGCATCATTTAAAAGTTTATCAATGTCTGTGACATTATATTTGACCACGTTAGTAGTAGTGAACATAGTAGACCTCCTTAAGCGTCTGTAGTTAGTTTAGTTGTCCCCGAAGGCGACATTACTATTTAACCACATTTTATAAAACAAGAGGGTAGAAGCCCCCGTATATTATTCTTCGGTTGGCACTACTCTTTTCTTACCAATGTTATACTTTGCTTCCAAAATCCATTCACTCTTCTCTTTATATGCAATGACTTTGATTTGATTGAGCGGTGATACATCCTCAATCTGATCAGGTTTAATTACACTAATCAATTCCCAATCAACTAATAGTTGAGTAATACGATTACGACGTTGAACATCATTCAGTGTTAGATTAGAATGTTTACCATCAAGTGCAAACAGTTCTTTAAAATGAACAATATAGTATCGTCCTTGTTTATGCAGAATATGACAGCTCTGATAGAGTTTCTTTTCTTTACGTGAGGCAACTCCAATACGGGTCAGCGTTTCACGTACTTTAAGAAAATCATCAGGTTCAGCCAAAGTAACTTCGACCATTTGATCTGGTGTCCAAGATACTTCAATATCAGTTGCTGTTGTCATTGTTTTCCACCTCTAATTTGTTTCAGTTTAATAGAATTAAGTTGATCATTAGAAAGAATATTTAAAGCAGATTTTGCTTTCTCATCACTATAGTGATAATAAGATTTGACTACTTCAAGATCATCTAATTTTTCTTTTTTCAACCACGGAGAAAATCTTCTTTTTGGTCTGATATTATTTAGTAAGAAGTGATATTGTAGTTCGGAAGAAAGGTGATGATTAATATTCATTTCATTTGCCGCCATAACTGTATCAATGAAACCAGAGAGACAACGATTGATAATAAAAGGAGGATATTCTTTTTTATTATCCTCCGTCATAATATTTTCTTTTTCGTGGTTGATGGAATTCAACCAATGCTTCAGTTCAGTTTTCATGATTTAATTGTACGAATAGGACCCATCACACCTTTACCAGATGCAGTGAATTGGAAGATCTGTATAGTACCATTATACTGAGTAACTACAATGTTATCTCCCTGAATTACGGCAGAAGAAACATCCTTACCAAATGTGGCAACAGGACCAGACAAACTACGGAGTTGAGCAACACCGTTTTTAGCAATAACGAAATAAGATTCTTTAGTCATAGTTAATAATTGGAAGGTCAAGGTTTAAAGATTTCATCAAATAATAAGTTTCTTGGTTGAAGTTGAAATTACTGAAAACATTTGCATGTATTGCTCAACAATTTTTTCATCTGCCCTAGCAATATAAACTATGAACCTACGATCTACAACAATTTCTTTATCTTTTTTACTAATCATAGGAGACCAAGGAGCAAATGCTAATGTTCCTTGCCCTGTAGGTACACCTACAATAGCATTTTGAATTCTAATAAATTCATCTAATTCAGTTACTACATCAGCAATGACATCCTCACCAGAGGACATACGAATAAGTTTTACATTCATTTAAATTGACACTCCATCATGATTTCTATAAGACAGGCAAGAAGATTAATCTCCTGATCAGCAGCAAATGCCGCCTGGTACTGATACTTAGCAATAATAAGAACTGCAGCAGGAATAGTATTTTCTACAAGAACATTATATAATGCTTCGTAGATGCGATGAATAATCATATTGAAATCATTATCCAAATTTGCGACTACCCACTTACGAACAGTTCCAAACTCTTTATTTTTTAAAGCACTCAAAAGTTCTTGAAGATTAACATCAGAAACTTCTGTAAGAATACCAGTGTTAATAGAACCAGTATTACCGTACTTCTGAAGTTGATTTAGAACACGCCTCCAATCAGGGAAGTGTTTCTGAATCAGTTCAGCAACTACCTTCGGATCATACTCAACACCCTCTGCAACCAAGATTTCCTGTACTCTCTTAAAGAATTGAGAAGCGACGGACGCTCGTTCTTTTCGTTTGTATGTAAAATCAATGACTGAACATCTTGATTGGATGGGTTCAATGATTTTGTTTTTGTAGTTGCAGGTGAAGATGAATCTGCAGTTGCTATGATACACCTCAATACTACTCCTAAGTAGGAGTTGTACATCGTTCCCTGTGTTATCTGCTTCATCAATAATGATGACCTTGTGCTTAGTTCCTTGAAGTGATACGGTCGTAGCAAACTGCTTTGCTTGGTTCCGTACCGTGTCCAAAAATCGTCCTTCATCAGATCCATTGATTACAATATGAGATAGGTTGAGTTCGTTACAGAGTGCCTTAGCGGCAGTTGTTTTACCTACACCAGGAGGACCCGTGAGAAGAAGATTATTCAACTCACCAGCAGCAACCTGTTGTTGAAGGTCCCGTTTAATACTCTCGGGAAGGATGCATTCTTCAATCGTCTGTGGGCGGTATTTCTCCACCCAGAGATATTTATGGTTCATTATAAAGGGGGTAAAGGTCAGTTAGAGTCAGGTTCTAGTGCGATATAATACACAAGAGGAATTGTTTGATGAACAAATTTACTAATCAGTTTCTTAGAAATGGTGACGTGATAATCACCTTTGAGAAGTTTAATATTCTCTACTTTAAGATTGAATACAAAATCTTCATTGGTAGCACCAACAGAAATAGAGAAAGTATTTGAAGTATCATTGTCCTTATCACGAGCAACAATACTGATATCTTTACCATCACCAACCACAGAAAAATCTGAAAGTTGATATACACAAGCAGCACGAATAACACTGTTAAGATCTGCTTCAGACAATGAGAATTTTACATCCTCATCGGGCATAGAAATATCTTTCTCTGGTGCTTGCTTAATCAAACTAGGGTCAGAAAAGAAATATTTAATTTGTGAACGATTGGTCTTGATGCGAACAAAGTCGTGGTCATCAAATACCATTTCAGCATTCTTCAGTAAAGAAATACCACCCAGAAACTCATTAAGATCATAGAGTGAGAAGTCACGAGGAAAATCTTCTTCTACCTGTGCCACACAGAAAATATTCTCGGCAACAGAAATGGTGCGAAGAGTATTGCCTGACTTGACAGAAATAGATTGATTGATATTAGAAAAGTTCTTGAGAATGTTGAATGTGCTTTCAGATAATTTCATAATTAAAATTTGAATTCAGAGAGACCGTTTTCTGTACGACTGTAGTGACGGTCGAAGTGAAGTAACAGCATAGCATAGTGGATTACTTTTAGCAAGTCCCGCTTGCTGTGACCATCCTTGTCTCCATAACGACTACCATATTTGATGATGTTTGCTTGACAGAAATCTGATGCCAAGTCTTTTGCTGCCATCAAATCAATTGTTTGAATATCTTTATATTCTTCTCCGTGACCGCAGTAATGACTACCATAGGTACTCGCAATATAATCTTCAATGTCCTTGAGAATTTTATCCTCATTATACTTCCATTGCATTTGTCAATTCCTCCATTTTACTAAAATTTTTCACTTTGTTGAATTTAAGAACCCTATCAAACTTATCAACCATATGCTCCCGATGGGAAATGATGAAGAGGTTTACGTCGGTGGTGAAGTTCCTCAATATAAATGATAACTCATCAGTGCCCGTGTTGTCAAGTGAGCTGTCAAAGATTTCGTCTAGGATCAGCAGGTTGGTGTCCACGCTGTTCTTAAGTTTTGCTATAGAACGCCAAGTCAACATCAGAGCGATATCAATACGAGATTTTTCACCTTCCGAGAATGATGGATAACTAAAGTCATCTCGATAACGAGACTTAATAGTTTCTTCAAAACTTTCACTGAGAGTAAAGTTTACAAAGAAATCCATTTGCTGAAGAAACTGATTAATAAGTTTATTCATTACAGGCAAATACCGTTTGATGATCTTGGTTTTAATACCAGTATCTTTCAGCAAGTTTGAACAGAGACTATAATAATCTTTGTTCTGTTTATAATCAATAAGAATTTCTTCGTATGCTACTAATTGAGAATTCAATTTCTCAAGAACTTCCTTCTCTTTATTAGAAGTATTTTTTTGATCTTGAACATCATCAATTTCCTTTTCTAGTTGAGTAATCTGTCTTTGTAGATGATTAATCATACTATTGTTTTTATCAATCTGTAAATATCTGGTTTGAATATCCGAATTAATTATTTTAAAATTATCTAATTGCTCTCCGACCTTTTGCATTTCGGTTTCTAACTCAGTCCAAGCATTCTCTGTCTCTTTCAGAGTACTGGAGTTCTTAGCAATCTTTTCTAACTTAAAACTTTCATCTAAGATTTGTTTACAGGTGGGGCAGTTGTCATTTTCATTATAAAATTTGTTTTCTTTAATTAGATTTGAAACTTTATTTTTAAATTTATATTTTATTTCTTTTAAATTATCAAACTTATTGGAAATTTTATCTTGATTATCAAGCAGGGATTGCTTTTCAGTTATGTAAATATTCAGATCTTTATTTTCTTTAAGAAGCAAATTGCTTTGCTTAGAAAATTCATCAATCTTATTTGACTTATCTAGAACGATACTGTCACTTTTATTTTCTAATTCTACAATCAGATTTTTCTGTGTTCCAATTTTATGTTTAGCAAGATCAATATTACTATCAGTGAGGCGAATATCATCCATTAATTGTTTCATTCTTTCTTTTAGATTAGTATTCATAATACTGAATACTTGAATATCCAAAAGATCCTCAATGATTTCCCTGCGAGATGCCAGTGGCAGTTGCATGAAAGGAACAAAAGTACTAGAACCAAGTACAACAATTTGCGTGAATGATTTATAGTTCAGTTTAAGAATAGTTTGCTCTAAAAATTTCTGCTGATCTACAGTAGCAGCATCTTGGTCAAGCATTTTTCCATTCACATAAACTTCAAACACATTGGGTTTCATCCCACGAATAACCTTATATTCTTTCTTAGCAATACAAAATTCAATTTCCACTAAACAATCTTTACCATTGATAGAATTAACTAGTTGTGGTTTGTTAATCTTACGAAAAGGTTTATTAAACAAACCAAAAGTAAGAGCATCTAAAATGGTACTCTTACCTGCTCCATTAGTTCCAATGATAATATTATTGCTATGAGAATTTAAGGAAATTTCTGTGAAATTATTACCACTTGAAAGAAAGTTCTTAAAGCGAATAGTTTTAAAGATAATCATAAATTATTATGAGAAGGTGGAATTACAAGTTCATTGGGAGATATGATCATAAATTCATATCCAGTATGTTTACACATATTAATCATAGAATCAACGTCAACTTCTACAGCAACTAAAGCAGCAAAGTCATCTGCTTCAAGCATTCCAATATATCGGTCGGCATCATCCTCTTCTTCAAAAATCAAAAGAGTTTTTTCGCCATTACTATTTGCCATTGCATAAGCACCTTCATCTTCTTTCCCGTCAAGGCATAGAATATACATTATACCACCTCCAATGCCTCAACGTAAAGTGATTTCATAATTTCTTTAATCTTTACATTATTTAAACTGGTATTCATTTCGTCAATATATTTTTCTAGAATAGTCAATGTATCTTCATGCTCCAGTTCAATATCATCGTCTGTCTCACCTTCGACTGAAAAATCTTCAATTACTTTAAGATCAATTACGACATCTTGAAGATTAGTAATAACGTGATCAAATTGCGTATAATCAGTTTTGTTTTCTACAATTAACTTAATACAAGTATCTCTATATTGCTCAAAGTCAACATCATAATACTCATTCTTAATATCATCATAAAATATTTTATGAAACATCTGATAGGGATTTTCATAAAACTTAAGTTTTTGAGTATCAGTATCAAAGATATTAAACCCACGCTTATCATTATAGTCATTCCAATACATCTGATATGAATTTCCGACATACTGAACATTACTTTTCTTACTGCGAGTATGGAAATGCCCAGACATTACTAACTCAAACTTATCAAAGATAGATGCATCATAGCCGTGCTCACAAGTCCATCCTGGATTAGCAGTGAAACCTTTGAGTTCTAAGTGACCCAATACTACCTTTGCTTCAGTATCTTGAATAAGATTAAGAGTTTGTTCCTCATTATCTTGACAAATCCAAGGAACATACATCAGTTTAGTTTTGTCTACAGTAACTTCTGAAGGTTTACTGAAGACCTTAAGATTAGCAAACTCCAAAAGCAAACACTCCAGAGAGTTAATTTCTAGAGTGTTCTTATAAAAACTATCGTGATTACCAACAAGAAGATCACAAGTGATACCCATCTCTTCTAATGGTTTAAAGATATTTTTCTTTGCCCAATTCAAACTCCAAAAATCAATATTTTTACGAATATCAAACACGTCACCCATATGAATAACGTGCTTAATTTTTTCTTTTTTTAAAGTAGGAAAAAATACATCATTATAAAATTTTAAAAAGTAATCATGGAAATCTTGATTACCTTTCTTAAACCCATAATGTGTATCTGTAAGCAGAGCAACTTTCATCTTCTAGTTCTTTGTTCAATGTTGTGTTTGATGCTGTTATAATCAGCGGAAGAAAAATTTAATTCATTAACATCTGCATGTAATACTTCATCGTATCCACATCGTTCAAGAATTTTTGATTTTATTTCCAGTTGTTTTTTTTCTTTCTGAATTCTTCGAAGGAAAGCAAAGTAAATAATTTGTGTAAAATAAGCAAATGGATTTGTACGTTCTGTATCAAATCTATCAATATATTGAACACAATTTTCAATACCATCACTTATCATATCTTCCCTGAACGGGTAGTTGACAAAATTAGGACGGTATGATAGGTGAGTGGCAATTTTCAAAAAACATTCTCCAATGTAGTTTGGTATGATAGGACGAGCGGTCCCCTCTGTCAATGCCCTATTAACTCTAATTTTGTAGAGGGATAGAGCAGATAAAAGTTCCTTATTGTCTACATAATGCTCTGGCTTTTTTTTGATTCTCATTGACGCTCATTACTCGTTTAGTGTTTGTATGTACATATTATACCACATTTTAAGGGGGCTTGACAAGACTCTGAAATACGAGTATGATAACTCTGTCAGGGTTGAAACCCAATAGTATCTTTAATTAATAATCATTAAATAATTTTTCAAATTTAATACGAGCATCTTTTACTTTACTATGATGTCCACCATATTTTTTCTTATTTGTAATATGATTATTTAAATTTTGATTATCTCTTTCAATATCTATTGCTGCTCTTTTATAACCAGTTAATCCTGGTTCTTGCAATTCACTAATAGTAATAATTTTATCATCTTTAATAAAAAATAAATTTTCAGTAGAAGATTTAATCCACTTTGAAAGTTTCAATCCTTTAGATGATAGAGATTCTGATACTTCATCAAATATATGCATATCTTCTAAGATCAAAGGATTTTCAATAAGTATGCCGTCTTGTTCTAGTTTAATAAGTCCGAGAACTTCTTCTCCTGTCGTTAATTTTACTGAAGCAAAGAATTGATTTTCATTCATTTTTTTATATTTACTGGGATAATTTCATAATTAAAACTCTCCTCATTATAAATCTTAATCCTTTCTTTAAGATGGTTTAAAGTATAATTTCTATAATTTCCTTTAGAAAAATCATCAGCAATGTCATATAATACTGCCTGAGATTTATTATCACCCTTTCTTAATACCCTACCAATTGATTGTAGGTTTCTAATTCTTGATTTACTCGGAGAAGCGAAAACAATATTGTGTAAATTTTTAATATTAATGCCAGTTGAAAATGTTCCGTAACTGGCGATGATTACACAATTATTTTGTTGTTCTGTTAATTGACGAATCTGTTCTCGTTCTTCGGCTTCAACTCCACCGTGAACAAAGAAAACTTTACGTTCAGATCCTATATCATTATTTATAATGTCATACAAAGGTTCACCGTGTTTTTCAACGTAGTTGAAAAGAACTAAAGAGTTACCCGAAAGATCTTTGACTAAGTTTTTAATAAATGTATTTCTTTTCTGATGTGTTACAATATAATCCATCTCATCAGGATAACTTTCAAATTTATAAGATTCGTGTTGAAGTAATAAAATATTAATTTTAAGATCTGCAAGTTGACCTCTCTTCATTAACTCAGCAGTATTGGTTACTTTGTTTGAAAGCCCAAACAGACCTTCCAAAACTAAGCGATGTGTTTTAGTACCATCTAAAGTTCCAGTAAATCCAATACGATATTTTGCTTCGTGAAGTTTAGTCATAATGCCAGTAAGAGATTTTGCTTTAAAGGTGTGGCATTCATCTCCAATAACAGCAGTATAACTGTCAAAATATTTTTTAGGAAGTTTGTAGACACTTTGCCAAGTGGTTATGACTACAGGCATATCAGATAACTTTGCCTCACCAGAAAATACCTGATGACAATTACCCTCAGCATCCCAACCATAATCTTTAAAATCATTAAAGAGTTGAGACACCAAAGAAATAGTTGGTACAATAATTAATGTTTTGAGATGAGCAGCAGTAAAATATCTTACTAGTGAGTAAATCATATATGACTTACCAGATCCAGTTGGTGATATAATAATTCTGCGATAATTTTTTAATGCTCTATAGACAGCATCGTATTGATAGTCACGAGGTTTAATTTTATCGGTAAGGTAATCCATATAATCTTTGACACCTTCTGGTGAGATTAATGGATCTGTTTCATTAGGTTTACCGTAAAATTGATTTTCTTCAAACAGACAGGAGTATTCACACTCCCCTGCCCATTCCATAAGATGTGATAATAACCCTATGTAAAGTTTTCCTTCTGCTGGACTGAACAAACGAATTTTTCCATCCCACAGTCTATTTTTAAATTGTGGCATAAATTTTGCATCAGGAACTTCAAACGTAAAATATTCCGAAAGTTCATATTTAATATGCGCTTCACATTCAATTTCAAGATATACTTCGTTGCGCTTTCGGATAATAATGTCTGACATTAAGTGATTCCTTCAATATAAGTTTTCCATTGGATGGCGTTTTTAATCTGATACGATCTATTGTTGAGCATTTTAATTACCCCATCAAGGTAATCAATAATGATCTCGTACTGGTCTATTCGTAATTGTAAATTTTTAACTTCTTCATCAGATTCAATATAAAGATTCAGATCCGATTTAAGAATTTTTAAATCAAATGGCTTATCTTTATATTCTTGTGCAGATGCTTTACCTGTATAATATTCAAACTTACTGCGAACTAGTTGTTTCATTTGCAGAGTTACCTGCTTTTTCCTAAAACGATAATCTGAAAAAATTTTTAAATACTTAGCGTGTAGTGATGGTATATTAATAGAAGCAGTATCAAGTTCTATCGGATCAATTTTCGAATCCTGTTCCCACATTTGCATAATATCTTCAAAATTCATTATGAAATAACATCTCCATCTTTGTTCTTAATTCTATATATCTTATATTTAAAGACCGCTGCAGCGGTGAGGTATTCTACGTTTGTATCCGTAGCATCAAACTCTAAAGCAGTTATAGAAACAGGGAATATATCATCAAATTCAATAGTAATATTTGCTCTCCAATTACTATTTAAAATTTGTAAAACTCCTTGACCTTCTAATGGATTTTTATATTCATCAAAAGTTTCGGCAAGACCAGTTCTACGCAACCATTTATGAATGGTGCAGTAGTTAGTCATATCTTCATCCACTAGAAAATTTACTCTTAGATCTTCATACTCAGTTTCAGTACCAGCAACTGGGTAATCTCTGAATGGTGTAGGGATAGTGATTTCAGGAATAGAAATTCCAGGAATGTTTGCTGATTGGCAATAGAAAGAAACTTGAGGGAAATTAATTAATGATAATTTAAACCCATTAGGCGCAAGAAAATTTCTATTATTAATTCTTTCTTTAACCCAAGTTGATTGAGACATTATTTTAAATAAAATTATTTAGATAAAAAAAGACCCCTCTCAGGAGGGGTCTTTAAGGACCTGTGGTGAATTAAATCACATTAGGTTAGTAACTCTTACGCGACGATAGTAAACGTTGGTAGAGAGGTTTCCACCAGCAATTGGGTCTGAATCAGACAGAGCAGCAGAACCTTTCGAGAATGGGTTAAGTACCATTCCATAACGGGTCTTGAAGCCAATCTTGGGTTGGAATGTATCCTGACCAATTGCACGAACCATCTGAAGAGGAACGTATGGGCAGTAGAACAGACCAGCATCATAAGGGGAAGTACCCTTATAACCAGCAACGAAGAACTGAGCAGCAGTGTTGCCTTCTGAAGGAAGTGCAGAATAAGGATCAATATAAACCTTAATGCGACCATTCAGAACACCAACAAAGGTGTTGCCAGTGTCATCAACGTTGAGGTTGTTGTTAAGAGCAGGGGTGTAATCAAGAACACCTGCCATTGACAGAGCTGAAGCAACATCTGAAGAACAGATGAGCATGTTGCCCTTGCCTCTACGAGTTTCCTTAGCGATAGCGTTCATTTCACGCTCGATCTGGAAAATAAGACCCTTGAACTTCTCAACTGACCAACGACCGTTGGAGTCAATGTCAAGGTCGAAAGTACCTTGAGATGCAACGTTCTGTTGAGCACCAGGCTTAGCAGAACGGAATACGGTACGAACAACTTCACGGTTGATTTCTGTCAGAATTTCAGCAGACAGAATGTTTGCCAGTTCAGTTTCAGCATCAAGACCGTGAATAGCCTTGAGGTCTTGTGCAAGTTCAATGGTGTATTCTGCTTTCAGTGCTCTTGACTTAGCAGTAACAGCAATCTTCTCGATGCTGAATGCCATCTCAGGAAATGCATTAGTAAATGCATCACCCAGAGCTTCTGCAGTAGTGCTGCTCATTGCTGAACCAGAACCATAAGTGCCTGAATCATTCAGGACAGCAGGGTTGGTGCCAGTAGGAGCAGAACCAGTTGAACCAGAAGCGGTAACGTATGGTGAACCAGAGAACTGACTGTTGACTTCGTTGAAGAAGGTTTCAGTACCAGTTTGTCCATCGTAACGTGAACGCATTGCGAAGATAAGACCTGTAGGACCGTTCATTGGCTGAACGCCACAGATATCATAAGCAATCAGGTTAGGCATTGAACGACGGATCAATGAGATCAGTACGGGATCAAAACCTGCGATGTTACCTGCACCAGTGGTAGCAGTATTAATAGGACCGTGATTTGTAGGTGAAGCTTCGGTCAGCATTCTCTCCTCACGGAGGAACTTCTCTTGATTTTCGAGCAGGATTGAAGTGACAGCCTTTTTGTAATTATCCTTGATCTCAGGCAAATTGCCGTGAGACAGAACAGGTGCCCACTTTTCCTGCAGATGCTCGGTGTTGAACATTTGCTTTTTTCTCCTTTAGGAATTGTTAGGTTTGAACTATTTATAAATTAAAGATCACTTTGAATAACGAGCTATTGCATTAACATAAGCAGCCATATGAGCAGGAACTTCCCGTTCAATCACTGGCTCAGATGCTTCAGCAGATTCTGAAATTTGAACTTTGGGGAAATAATTTTCCTTAATTGTTTCAATTTTTTCACGATAGGTTTCCTCAGTGGTAAACTCTACACCCCCAGAAAGTGAGGAAAGTTTTTCCTTTTGAGTATCTGCTAAACCTTGTGATACTTCAGCAACGATTGACTCCTTGATGAATTCTCCAAGAGCAGAATTTAAATCTATATTTTTTTCAATTTGTTCGTTGAGTTTCTGTTCCATCTCATCTAGTTTGTCAGTCATACCCTCAACCATGTCATACTTCTCTTCTGGTATATCAATGTAGTGTTCTACAAAGACATCTTTGAGAGAAGACATAAACGATTCTGCGATTTCGGTGCGAACACCGTGATCAACCGCAAGTTTATTATCTTGAATCCATTGTTCTACAATATAGTTAAGGAATGAATCAACTTTACCAGCCATTTCTTCCTTAATCACTTCAATTTGTTCATTCAATTGAGCAACATACTGCTCTTCAATTTTTCCAATTTCTTCATTGAGTTTGGAAACAAGAGCAGCTTCAAAAATAGTAGTTGCTTTTTCTTTAAATTCTTCTGAAAGATCTTCACCATTTATCAAAGCATTTACATCAGCACTAATATCAAGATCTTCTTTCTTCATCATTTTTTTGATGAACTTTTTATCTTGTTTTTCATCTTCATGACCTTCTTCTTTCTCAACTTCCTTCTCAACTTCTTTGCCTTCTTTAGTAACAGTCGGCATTGATTCACCACCACCACGAGTGGTTCCTTTACCACCACGATCTCCTGGAAATGATGATCCTAGTTTAGGCATTGGGTCTTGACCACCCTCACCAGCGTTAACTTGAGTCTTAGACTTCTTAACAGCGGCGGCTGCTTTAGCGCCAGAGTTTTCAAACTTACCATTGTACTCAGCAGAAGATCCTGCTGCCATTGGTTCTACATTAGCGACAGCAACTTCTGAAGCAGATGCTTTAGAAAGATGTGAAGCTTCTGCGGGAACAGAGCCAGCAGTTACAGCGTTTTTCATTTCTGTAACAGTTTCCGCATTAATATTTTCTGATACAAAATCTTTGAATTTCTCGTTTAACGAATTTGACATTAAAATTACCCCTACGGATACTTTGATTTTCTAATACTTATTTATTAATTTTATAAGTTAAACAATAATTTTTCAAATGACTCAAGGATTGTCTCCTCAAGTTGTGCTTTAGAAACTTTATTTAACTGTTCTTTAACTTTTTGGATTTCTGATTCTTTGAGAAGACCATTATCCCATACCCACTCTTTTCCTTCCATAATTCCATTCACAAATGCGTCTGGAGCAGAAGGATCTGCTACAATATCTGCAGCAGTGGTGAGCATAAAATCATCACGAACATAATTAGAACCACCTTTAGAATCCAAACTACCAACACCCCTAGAAGAAACTCCTAGTTGTACACCTTCACGAAGGAGGTTCTTAGCAATATTACCCATCGGAGTTTCAAGCAATTTTGCTTTACCAATGAAGTTAGAACCATCTTGATAAAGTTCTACAATTTTATGAGAAACTCTATCGAGATTAATGGTAGGACCATCAGGGTGACCCAATTCTCCAAGAGCACGAGATTTGTCAATATAGTTAGTACTATAGTTGGTTACCTCGCGCTGAAGAATAGGCATAGGATATACACGACCATTACGGTTCTTGATATCCCCCTGCAGGAATACTCCTTGAATGTATGTATACTCTTTTCCATCTTTTTCTTCTACGAGAAACTCAATGTCCTCAATGTGCTCTACAATAAGTTTCATTGTTCTTCTGTGGATTCTTCCTCTGGTGTATTCATTAAACGTGAAGCAACTAGTTGCTTATAATCATCTAATTGTGAGATGGCTTTATTATATAAAATATTAATCACTTCATCTGAAGCAGTAATATTTTGACCATTAACAATTTGATTAATTAATTCTTTAGTAATAGACATTTTTTTAACCTTCTCCTTTTATTTATTTAATATTATCTTTTGACGTACCTTTATTGGACGATTGTGGTTTCAAAGAATCCTTTGTTTTAGTTTCTTTAGGTCCATTTTTCGGAGGTTCTACTGCCATCGGATCTGGTTCAACTGGTGCCATAGGAATATCCATAAGCTCACCAGATTTCTTTTCAGATTGAATTTGAATATTTATATCGTTAACAGTTTGATCGGTCTGTTTAAGAATTTGATTCTTTACATATTGGTTGGAAAAATAAACGCCTATAAATGGTTGAACTTGATTAACAATATTCATACGTTCATTCATCATTTCAATATCTTTGAGTTCAGAAAAATGATTATCGAACAAGAAGTCATATTGAATATGCTCCTCCATCATTTCCCAATCATCTAATGAAATTACATTTTTAAGAACTAATTGAGTTTTTAAAATATCGTTAAATAAAGTTGCAAATTGTTTACGAAGTCTTCCAACAAATTTAACAAATTTAAGTTCATCTCTTAAAATGTTATCAGATTTACCAATACTAAAAGAACTATCTTCACCAACTCTAGAAGGTGGTAGATTAAGAGATTTATATAATTTTGATTTAAAATACTCAACGTCTCTCAGTTCTCCTAAGTTTTGAGCACCAGGAAGAGTAGTAATTTCTGTGCCCCTACCACCCTCTCTGCGAGGCAGCCAGAAGTCCTCTAGCACACTCATAAACTTCTTATCATCACGTACCTCACCAGTCTGTGCGTCATACACTAATTTATTTCTATAGCGTGACATAACCTCTCTGAGGTACTGCTCTGCTTTTACTTTAGGAAGGTTACCTACATCAATATAAAAAATTCTGCGTTCTGGAGCACGAGACATACGATAGATAACCAGCGAATCTTCAATCATTCGCAGTTGGTTAATTGCCTTCAATGCCTTATGAAGATATGACAAAGGAATATTTAAATTTAGATCCATAAGACCAGAAGGTACAAATGTGATAGCATCTACAGAAATTTTAATTCCCATATAATCTCTGGGAGCTTGTACTGTAGATGTACTTGAAAAAATACCTTTAGGATTAAAAAGATAATATTCTTTGATGTCACCAAAATCAATTTGTGCTAATTGATTAATTGGTGGTTTATCTGGTTTCTTGATCTCCCTCATTTTTTTGATCTTTAGTGGATCAATATAACGAATTTCTTTAATTCCTTCTCCAGGTTTATTTACATCAATTATTTTATGATAATATAATCTCCCGTCAATATACCAACGACGGAACATTTGATATGCCTTTTTATCAAATTGTAATAGACGTTTAATTTCTTTAAATTCATCACGAATTCTTTTCTTAATACTTTCACTAACTTCCAAATTAGATAACTCAACCTCTACTGGGGAGTCATTTAAATCAGAAATAATTGCTTCATTTACTACTTCATCAATAGCCCCATCTACTTCTGGGTGCAAAGATACCTCACGATACTTACGAATCATTTCAAATTCATTTTTTGAAATACCTTCAATATCAACATATTGACCGTAATAACCTCCAGCAGAGATTGCTACGGCCCCATCATCATTATTAGGAGCAACAGGAGATAATTCTCCCTGCTGCTTTTTTTTCTTCTCGCCATTTTTATCTAACGAAAATCCAAACAATTCAGCCATTTTATAAATTCAAACCTTATATTATTTAGTTTGTTTAAATAGTGCCATTACCGATAGTAGCAGTTCCAGCAACTGTAGCACTAGTCGTCCAATAATCGTATTGGAATTCTACAGTATATTCAGCAATGCTATTATTGTTGTCATAAGACAAATCAATTTGAGAAATATTTGTCGGAAAAGAATTAAGAAATTGGTAAGATCTAATTACTGAATGAGGACTCTTAGTATCTGTAGTAGTTGATGTACCACTACCTCTAAACAATTGATCAACTTGAAGAGTTGCAGAATAACTTAGTGATGTAGTATAACCAGCACCACTTGTGTGCTCATTTAATACATCCAACCATTTTTCAAAATAACTTCTAAGTTTTAAATTTTGATCACCAAATACAGTTATTGTCCAAGATTCAAATGTTCTGTCTCCTGGAAGTTTGATAACTCTTCCTCTGAAAGGAACTTCTACAGTACCTACGCTTGCTGCTGGAATACCAGCTGAACGACAGAGAAATGTAAAATCATCAGCGTAAGCTGAAGCTAAAGTTACTGCTGTTGGTTTTGTGGGAATTGAAACTTGAAACAGATTAGGGCGAATGCCGTATCCAATTTTTCCTTTAAATTCAGTTAAATTTGCCATTGTTTGATTATCTCCTTAGTGGTATTTATATTATAATCAAACTTTGCCAATTACTTCATCAAAACTTACCCCAGTGCGAGTTGCAACAAAGGTAAGAGTAATGAAATTAATAGAACGACTTGGCTTGATATAGATGTCTGCAACAAATTCATTTCTATCAATCACACTAGCAGTATTATTAGATTCATCAGCAACTACGAGGAAATCAGTAAGACCTCTTCTTGCTTGAATATCACGCAAATAATTATTTACTTGTGAAGTAAAATTATTACGTGTTGTTTCATCATTTAATTCAAACAAAACATTCTTTGAAAAATCCTTAACAGTTCTTTCAAGAATTAAGAAGAGACGACGAACATTGATTCTGTCAAATGCTGAAGGACTGCGAAGAGCAGTTTTATCACCAAAAAGAACTACACCTTGACCAGGAAATGATACGATAGGATTTACACGCTTAGCATAAAGTTCGTCTCTCTGATCCTTAGTTGGATTAAATGCAATCTTAATAGCATTGCGAAGGTTACCTCTGTTGAAACCAGCAGGTGAATACCATGCTTCTGAAACAGCGGCAGTATTTACACACAAACCAGCGAGGTCAGCATTACAAGGAATATAACGATAAACATCGTTAAATCTATCATAGATGTACTTATAATTGTTATCAAATACAGCATAAGAAGAACTGTCACTAATTGATTCAAAAAATGCAACTACATTAGTTTTCTGTGCCGATGTTGTAGAAGCATCACTTCCAATAACATCACTTCTTTTAGGTGAAACAAATGCAATACAATCTTTTCTAGTTGTAGCAATATTGATTATTGAATTTGCTTTGCTAGAAGTTGATGGTCCAGTAAGAATATAATCAATTGAAATTGTTTCTGTATCCATGAAAACATCAACATAAGTTTGAGTTTCATTTCCTACATTATAATTTTGGTAATCAGTACCAGCAGCAAAAGCGTAGGACTTAGGACCAGTAAACTTGAATGTAGATGCTGATAATCCAGTATCAGAAATTGATACCGCTCCAGCTGGTGAATAATCATAAGATGCTTCGTGTGAACCCAGATATATGTACTGTGAACGTCCTTTAATTACACTCTTATAAAAATTGTTTTCTCCTTCAGTTGTCTTAGCATCAGATGCTTTTGAAAGATAAAGAAGTTTTTCAACAATTGCATTTGTTTGTCCTGTAATAGCTCCTGTAGTATCAATTACAATTACGTGAATTTCGTCATTAGAGCCACCTTTAGATGCTGCATAAGGAGAAGTGCGAGGACGTGGAGCAATAGAATTCCACTTGACTGATCCAGCAATAGCATATTGCTCATCATACCAATCAGTTACTGATGAAACCAAAGAACCAGAAACAGTTGTTGCAGAAGCAAATTTAACTGAACCAGTATTTAATACAACAGCAACCTTAGTTGTGTCGCCACTATTTGCTACATATGCTTTACCAGTTGCAGTTCCGTTAGTTACAGTAGCACCCTGAGCAAATGAAACTCCAGAAGCAAGTGTAAGAATTTGATCGGCACCAGCATCAATTGATGCTACTGTAAGAGCATTGCCCCAAGTACCAGGATTTTTTGCAGCATATTTGTATGTTTGAGCAGTATTTTCTACGTTTGTTTCATAATCCTTAATGTTATTAATTTTTACAGAAGCAACACCACTTGCTACTGCACCAGTAGCGTTTGCATTCGTAAGATAACTAGCGCTTGAAGAAGAAATTCTTGCTAGTTGAAGATTTCCGCCATAGTTAAGAAATTCAGAAGCAGTAAACCAATACTCAAAATTATCAGAAGTTGGTTTACCAAAAGTTTCTACTAATTCTTTTTCGCTAGTGATAAGCTTTGCTACACCAACTTCGCCTTTTGTAAAAGGACCAGCAAGAGCTGCAATATTTGTAATTGTTTCCTGAAGACGTGAATTTGTAAAATCGCGCTCCTGAACAACAATTCCTGGCGATAATTGTGTTGCCATCTTTTACCCCTAAAGATCAAATTTTTTATTCTAAACTTATTTATAAATTACTGCATTTCAGAGGTATGATGCCATATATGTGAATTCACTTGAGGTATCACCATATTCATCTAAGTACCAACGGTCACCATCTACATCTACAAAACTCTTTTCTTCATCATTAACACCATCACAAATAAAACCAAATGGTGACATATCTTGATCAATTTGATTTTTTTGTTCTTCATAAATTCTTTTACGAATATCATTATCCGTCATTTCTTTGAAGTAATCTTGAACTGCCAACCAACAGAAGATTACTAAACACATTGCAAGGTCATCGTGACAACCTTCTTCTGCTTCAAATGAATTATTTTTTTGAATAAAAGTTGTTAGTTCACTGATGGTATCATAATCTGGTATCATCAATTTATCATCTTCAATAAAAGTTTTTAAGTTTAGACATCCAATTTTTTTAACTGTCTTGGACATCTTTACACCTAACTGAGTTTTCTTTCCAGAGAACCCAGTACCAACAATTTGACCAGCTCTACCTCTCATAGCACACATCAGAACGTTATCGTATTCAAGATCATAATGTATCATTGATGCTACCTGATCACCAATATCATTTACCTCTATTAAAAGGTATGCTCTATTATAAGATTTTGCAACCTGATCAATGATTGTTGGATAAATCATTGCTTTAATTTCATTGTTTCTATACTTGGCAACAATTCTGTATGGGAACTGAGTAATATCAAATACGACAAAGGCAGAATAATCATTCCCAGTGCCTCTAGCAACGTCCACAGTCATTATATAATCGTGATCCTCCTTAGGTTCCTCATAAACATCAAGTCCAGCAGAGGACTGTACAGGGTCCTCATAGACCATTGTTCTAAGTTTAGACGCAGCAATTAAAGTATCAACTGATCCTAAGAATTCACATTCAAATTCTTGAGTAAACTGACGTTGTGAAGTGTTTGCAATTGTTTGTGCTTTCCAATTAGCATCTCTTCCAGGAACTTGACTCCAATGAACTTCTGTAGTAATGTATTCATTCTTACCACGCTCAGCATCGTGCCAAAGTTTATAAAACATATTCATCCCGTTAGGGGTTGAAATGATAATAACTTTTGTAGATTTACCCGATGAGATGGTGGGGTATACAGAACTAAAGAACTGTTCAGCTATATGGGTAGGAACAAACGCAAATTCGTCCAAGAAGATGATGTTAAATGACATACCACGAACAGCAGAACTTGAAGTAGATGCTGCCATTATTTTAGAACCATTCTCAAGTTCTAAAGAACCTTTGTTCCACGATACAATACCTTGCTGCATCCACTTGGGAAGGTTCTCGTATGCCAACTGCAATCTTCCTAATAGTTCTCTGGAAGTTGATAGTTTATTTGCTAGGATACCAATATTAACGTTATCATTAAAAATAGCATAATGTAAAAGATAAGCTACTACAGTAGTACTTTTACCAGTTTGTCTTGGGAGTTTAGCAATATTAAAACGATTGTTATGAAACCTGTCAATCATTTCTTCCTGAAAGTCCCACATTTCAAATGGTACTAAACCGTGATCAAGAGAAACAATTTTGATATAATTTTTAGTAAAATATACTGGGTTATCTTTACACTTCAACCATTCTTCAATTTCAGTTGCAGTGAACTGCATTTGCACGTTCGCCGCTTTAAGATTTGGCGAACCCTTATATACTTGATTAGACATACTTTAACAATTCCAAGATCTTAAACTTTTATTAATTCTACTATCTGGATCTGAAGCAGTTTTCTTTGATGTAAGTTTCTTCTTCATACCTTTCATCCTCGCACAGAATGAAGACCTACGAGAATTACCAACTTCTTTTGATGGTGCTTTTAAATCACTACCAGGATTTTCTTTTTCATAAGATTTTCTTCCTTTTTCATTGAGACCACCATTTTTATTTTTTCCTGAACTTTTAGTCCAGGCAGCACCTTCGCAAATTTCCGTGAATTCTTTGAATGATAACTTATCCAATTGAACTTCTTCGTTCTTACTTGACATATAATTTGCAACAGTATTCATATAATCTGTTGCTAGAGTTACCTTTGATTGAACCCATCCAGGTACTTGCATCTCAGGTCCAGTGATAACTCCACGAAGCATTTGTACATAACGCTCAATTTCATCAAGTTGATTGATGATCATACTACCTTCATCATCAAGCATTTGGCCCATAGCAATGGCAATATGATTTTCTTTAATCGGGTCTTTCTTCTTCCACTCTGATTTAAGTTGTTTTTCCATAGGTAGTAAATGTTTGTAGTAATCGGGGAACTCCATAATATGCTGAAGGGCAATACCGTAAGCTTCTTCATGCGTAGTTACATGCTCACGCTCAACGGTAGAACCAATCTCTGCCTGACGTATAACATATTTAACAGAAACTCCATGTTGCCGAGCAATTTCTTTTTCGGTAGGAACTATTTTTTTCATAATAATTCCTTACAAGTAAAAGCAAACCAAACATCTAATTTTGTTGAGTTATCAACTCTTTTCATACAAAGTGTAAGCATATTTGGAGATGCTCCACCATGCATAGTTGATGGTCCTTCATCACCAGAAGTATTTTTTCCAATAATAACTCCACTATGTCTCATAACAGAACTATTTTGTGTGAAGGTATTTCCTGCATTACTACTATACTTATCTTGATATATTCTATATTGTAATTTTGTTCCTAGTGAATTCCAAGCAGGAATTGCTGCTCCAGCAATATTAATATCACCCTCATACCACTCATAGATGATAGTGCTTTGACTTGCATTATTATTTCCAATTTCATATTCTGTAATTTCTGTCAAGTCTGATGTAGTAGTTCCAGAACTATTCACTCTAATACTGATTACAGGTCTCATTGTATCATCCATAGTCCAACCACGATTTGTATTTGTTGCGTGATTGTTGAAGGAATAAAAACTTCCTGCAGAACCAGTAATTGTAATACTTTCTGCTCCCAGAGAAACATGAAGTGGATTTGCTTGGTTAATTGGGTCTCCATCTTTATTGGCAAGCATCATCACTTCATAAAGTGATTTTTGTTGACCAAGAAAAGTTTGTAATACCTTATTAAATTGTGCCATTAGTGAGTATACGCCACCTTATTGCCATAAACTGCAGTGTTACCACGAACTCTTTGGTCAGAATCTTTTTCTAAAAATTCTACTTGACCAGCAGAAAGAGTTATAACTCCCACTAAAGTTGTGTCATCATTTTCATTTAAAGTAATAGTTACACCACTAGTTGCAGTATTAATTAATCTAAGTACAGTAGCATTAGTAAAAGTATTACCACTAGTTGTTGATAATGCTACTTGCGTTCCAAGTAATCTGGTTCTCATTCTAATTTTCCGTTTATTGATTATTTAGGTTTTTTGAAGCGTTCTTTAACATCTTCGCAAGGTCAGCAGTTGATCCAACAAACATAGTATTATTAACGATAGTTGGATTAGATTTTTTATCTTCTGCTTTAATATCTTTCATTTTCTTTTGAAGGTCTGCTAACTTATCTGTAATGTCAGCAACATTTTTAATTCCTTGAAAAGCAACCTCATATGCTCTAGGATGATTGCTACTACGAGCAACATCAATTAATTCATCAATAGCAACTTGTCCTTTTTTAATTAATTCATATAACTCAGTACGAGCATACTTATAATCACTATCAATATCATCTATATTTTCCACGACAGAATTTTCAGAAACAACTTCTGTTTCCGTTTCTACTGCTTCAATGTCAAAAATGTTTTCCATATTCTCTTGAAATTTATGGTCCATAATAGGTCACACCTTCGTTAAATCCAAAATCATCTTCTGCTGTAAGTAATGCTGTGTCAGCAGCATTCACAACATTATCATTATTCAAATCTGTAATTGCTTCTGGTTCTACTTGATATTTAAGAACCTTAGCATTAGTAACCTTATTACCAATATTAATATTGGCAATAGATTTTTTAATGATGTCGCCAGAACTAATAGGACCGTACAGATAAGTTTTTGCTGTAAATCTTAATGTATAGGTAATAATTCTGCGTTCCATTAAATCACCTTCATAGTCATCATTAAAGTCAACACTATTTAATATAATTGGAATGTCACGAGTTTCATTCATTTCTGGAATTATTTCAATAGTTACAGTCAGTTGTGGTTGAAAAAATGGAAGAATTTGTTCAAGAATTTGTAAAGCATCATCTTGCGATTTCGTAATGATACCTAACTCAAATTCTACATTATAAGGAACAGGCATATACTGCACATCATATCCTTTAGTCTCCTCATTAACTATTCTATTCTTTTGAATAGGCGGAACTTTTCTACCGCCATCATACGAAATTCCTGTCATCTCAAATGACAATCTTGGTACATTGATAGTAAAATTTTTATCAATATCTGGAGCTTGCTTTAATCTAGCAAGAAATTTTTGCATAGCTCCATATGCCAAAGGAACTTTTTCCTGCTTTATGAATTTTGCTTGACCGTCATATGTTTTAATTTGTACATTATTAAACAGTGTACCGAATGTGGAAACTGTTTTTCTAATAATTTTGTGGTAAAAATAATTTCCTAACATTAGAATAATTCCTCCATATCTCCATAATTACCAAATGGATTACTTTCAGAAAAATCAATAAGAAGATTTCCAACATCTTCAATCTGTCTATTTTCTGAGTAATCGGTTCCAACACTAGTATCAATATCATCAGTGCTAGTAATTCTCCAAGCAGATTTGGAGGTCTCTCCTCTAATAAGTTCTCCGTCAGCAAAGTCTCCTTTAGTATAAACAACAGTGACAGTTCTATTATCAGGATCCCAAGTAGCAACACTTGCAGTTGAATCTTGTGGTGATGCTCCAAGAAGAATTGAAGGAACACCAGAGAATGTATAAATTGCTGTTGGACCAGTTATTTGCTTAACTTTACCGCCAGAAATTGTGCAAGAACCATTATCAATAAAGTTGCCTTGAGCACTGTAGACAGAAACTACTGGCGGAGTTACATATCCAGAACCAGACGAAGTTATTCTAATAGTTCCAAGATAATTATCTACCAATACTCCTGAAGCAGTTGCTGTAAATTTAGATCCGAAAATCTTTTCTCCTGGAGTAAAGTTTCCAGTACCACCAACATTGAGAATGATAGGATAGTCTCCACTTTCTTTATCAAGATTATCAATTTCAGCATTTCCAGTATCAAAGATACTATCACCATACTCAAATATTTCACACGTCAAAGTATAGATGTATAATTTATTTAATTGATAGAAAGGACTTTGATTTTCTACAAATTTAATTTCAAATACGTTTTGATTTAATGGGAAGAAAATAAGGTCACCATCATTAGGTCTTCCTTGTACAATTTTATTAGTAGAAAGATCTACAAAATCTTTCCAACGACGACGTGATACTGTGAGAGTAATTTCATCACTAACTTTTAATCCGAACTTAGAAAGGATATCTCCTTTGCCACCAAATCCTTCAAAGTTTTCAAGATACATTTCAATTAGATAACTATCTTTAAACTCTGAATAGTAGATATCCTTCCAAAGTTTATCTTCATAAATTTTTCTGGGAATATAATAACATTCAATACCATAAATCTTGATGTGCTCATCAATAAGATCTTGAACTAAATTTTGTTCACCCTTAGTACCTTGAGTGAAGTAAAGATTTCTTGCCATTATCCTATCATATCCAATGGTGGAAGTTCTGCTGCCAGTTGGAACTCTGCCATAATTTGCTGAATTTCATTGTCACCGTCTTCATAAATTTCTCTGCCATTTAATGTAACGCCTCCAGGTAATGCAACGTTTTTAAATTTGATAAGATTTTGTCCCCATTGACGTTTAATCAGTGCAGTAAGATATCTCTTCATCCATACATCATTCCAAATTTCTGTGCTTTCATTTGGATCAAGCATTCTATAACAATCAATAATCAAATAATTTCCTGATGATAGTTGATCCCAATCAGTATCAATCCATAATTTATTTTCTCTCTTATTCCAACGTACTGGTTTAAAGTTTGAAAGTACCCAATCAAGAGTTTCCATATAACTTTTAATCATATAATAGTTTAAAATTTCCATCGAACCAAAATTATAAAAATCATTTAAAAATAACTGATATTTCATACTAAAAATATTTCCTGATACAGAAGACACACTGTTATCCTGAGCATATACTTGTTGAATACTTAGGATATGATCAGGAATTGGTACATAGTTATTCTGCTCATAAAGAATTGCTGGAGTTGCACCAGATACTGTAATAGTTTTATTTGTTTTTGCAGCCGCTGTAATTTCAGGTGTAATTTTATATTTTAAAAATGTACGAATGTTACCATCAAAGTGACGTTCTTGAAAAAATTGCACAGCATCGTCCACCAGATCTTCAATTTGATCATCGTCTATATTAATTTCCAATACTGGAAAACCTAATCTTCTCAGACAATAATCAATTAATTGTTGGCGTGATGATGGACGTGCCATTGGGTTATAATATTCCTATAAAAGTATTTATAAAAAAAGAGGGGGTTTCCCCCCTCCTTGATTCAGTTTTGAGAAAAAATCACGCTTGTGATTCAGTCCAAGTAAGACGTGCAGTTACGAATGTATTGCCAGCAGTACCAGCAGTAGGATCTGTTGGTACGACCGCCATAGACAGAATATCAGGACCGTTAGGATATACATAATCACCACCCATAATTGAGTTACCAAGTTCAATCAGTTGACCCAGATCTTGAGTTACCGATGCACCAGAAGCAGCACGGAATTCAAATACAACTGTACCGCCAGAGATGGTATCGTTGATAGCACCAGTGTGCTTAATTACTTGGGTCAGTGAAGGTGAACCGTAGTTCGTGAAGTATGCAGACTGTGAGAGGTTACCGTTCAGAATCAGGCGAACAGAGCAGGCTCTGTTGTTAGTGTTAGTAATAACGATACCGCAAGAGTTAGGCTTCAGTGTCATTCTGTTGATCAGGTCGCGTGAACCAAGAGCGCCAACCAAAGAACTATCTACAGAAGGTGCCAGACGCATTGAGATGATTGGAACCTGAGTACCAAATAGTGCTGAAGGAACTGTAATAATATCAGAACCACCAGAACCTGAAGCAGCAGTAAACAGATACGCTTTGTCATCCTCAAATCCACCATCCATAATTACCGATGCACCCCAATGGTAGAGTGATGGTGAATATGTTGGGTTGTTACCATTCAGAATTTCATAACGTGCGGGGAGGTTACCAGAACGTAAGTATGCTTCAGTTTTTTTGTTGTTGTGAACAAATTCGTGAACATAGAATACTTTACCGTGAGTATCTTTGAAACCAAAGCGAACTCTACCAGCACCATACCAGGAGTAATCCATATATGCCATTTGCATTCTATTGATGTTCAATCTAAATCCACTAATTCCAGTTCCATCACACTTATCAATATTCCAAGAAGATTGTGGAATTCTCAATTCATCAGTTTTAGTTAAAATCAATCTTGTACCAGCAGCACCTCTATATGCAGGAGAAATATTAATGGTAGTATTTGAAGTTACAGAAGTTACTTTATAACTTTGTCCACGAACCACAATATAATCACCAGCAACTAATTGCTTAGTAAATCTAGTATCAACACCAGTAATAACATTGCTATTAAATGTTGTTGATACAAATCCAGCAAGTTGAGCGGTAGAAGATCTTCTTACACAATAAAGATTTTGACCATCAAATTCGAAGAACATACCATTTTGGTCGTCATACATACCAGCGCGAACAGAAGCATCAGTCCACTCATATGGGAAGAGATCTGGATATCCTGATGGTGCTAAATCAGCTGGCACACCATTAGTAGCATAACGAAGTGTGAATTCATCAGGAGTATCAAATACGGTAAAGTATAGACCGTTTGCTGGATTTGTATAAGGAGTTGCAACACCACTTGTTACTGCCACACCTTCAACTTTAATTCTATTACCAGCGGAGAAGTTATGAGCTTTTCTGCTAACAAGAGTTGCATATGTAGTTCCATCGTGTGTGATGTATGAAACATCAATTGATGGACTGAAGTTAATACCACTAGAATATTGCAGACCTTTACCAGACTGATAACGGAAGTATTTACGTGTCTGACGGATAACTTGTGTCTGTGGGTTCTTAGCATTTTGAAGTTCAACACCACCATCAAATGGTCTGTGAAGATTGATGCAATTTGCTCTTGCATAAACACTGGTAGGATAAAGGAAATTCAAACCTTGAAGAACACCAGGACTGATATTAGCAGAAGTTTGACTACTATAATAGTTTGAAGATGCGATACCCGCAAACTGAGTACCAGAACCCTGAGTATCTCCAATTAGAGCTCCACTTGTATTATAACGAATATTTGTAGAACCAGCAGGAGTTGCAACTACGATATAGTGATAGAAACCAGCGCCAGTGTTAGTTGGGATAACTGGAACCATTAAGAGAGCATCAGAAAGTGATGTAGCAAGGCGAATTACATCATCATTAATTTTAATTGCATAATAAGTACCACCAGCAGTTATATTACCAAGTCTGATACCAATATTTAAACCAGGAGAATAGTACATTTTAGTACCAGTCATAATTCCGTGAGATGGAATATAAAAATCACCATTCGTTAAGTTAACATTTGGTAACTGAGTACCTGATGGTGAATTAAATGTACCTTGAGGGTTGAAGGTGAACTGTCTGGATGGGTATGGATCAGTGATAACCATTTCAGTATCACTATTAACCGCAATAATAATTGGTTCGTAAACTTGCCCTTCAAGTTTTTCAAGTCTATGATAAGAACCAAGACCATTATATGCTACAGTATTAGTCGGTGCTCCAGGAACAACCAGATCAGTTTGATCAATCAGACGGAATGTACCAGTGATTGTACCTGAGTTTGCACTCAGAATGTTTGTTTGATATGTAATTACCGTAGAGCTAGGTACGTTGATCGTTACATTATAAGCATCATAGTTTTCAAAACCAGCAGTATCAACGTTGATAGAAGCAAGGTAAGTAGCACCTATTTGTAAACCGTGAGCACCAGTTGTGATACTTACAAGACCAGCAGCAGTTCTAGAACCAGAAACACTAGAGAATGTGAAACCAGCACCAGAGATTGTATTAAGTGCTGTTGAAGTGTAAGATTGACCAGCAATAGCACCAGATAGTGATGTATGCAGAGTAAAGTTTGAAGTATCAAGTACGTTTACATAGTAAACATAATCAGCAATTAGTTTATCATTATTTGTGGCAGAATTATTTCCTGCCTGTGGTTTCATCGGGAAATCACCAGTACCATTAACTTGACCATAAATGTTAGAAAGTGTTGATGCATTACTATTGTTACCACCAGCAGCATTTACACGATAGATTACAGCATCACCAGTTGTTAATCTGTGACTACTTACACTAAAGATACCAGTTGTTGTTGATACAGCACTGAATGCAAATGGTACGGTTCTTGAAGGAACTGTATTACTAAGTTTCAGTATATCACCACCTTTATACTGAGCAAGGAATCTTGAAGAGTATGCGGGAAGGTTTGGAACTTCTTGCCAGTTATTATTAAATAAACCATCATTTCTTACAGGCTGTTGGTTGTTATTAGCAAAAGTACCAGCAGTAGTAACTACACCATTATTAGACATAAAATACTGACTACGGAAAAGAACAATATCGCCGTAGAAATAGTTATCTCCTGAAGACCACTCGCCTTTATATGTTGTTCCTTTCAATGTTGGGTTAGAAATCTTGAATTGGTGTACGTTACCAGTACCACCACCAAGAATATCAACTAGGTCAGTGTTTGTATAAGCACCCACCCAAGAGTTGTGAAGTGAGAACTGGTTAGCAGTTTGACCACTTTCAGTACCACCACGAACCAAAGGACCTGATGAAATTTGGTTGACTGTGTTATTGATATAATATTCACCACCATTAGCCAGACCAAGAATTGGAGTACCATTCGCCCATACGCGATAGATAACACGATCACCAGTTTGGAACCCGTGTGAAGTGAGAACAATTCTTTCAGTCGCTGGTCTAATATTGTTTGATGTACTAGTTGGATCAGTCAGGAGAGCATCCTTAGAGTTAATGGTAGCAGTACCATTACCCATCGTTTCACCAGCTACTTGGAATGAAATCAGTTTATGTCCAGTTTCATTTACACCAGAAATGGTCATTGTACCAAGAATTGGTGTATTGGTAGTACCAATGTTTGTTGATGGAATATCAGGACCAGGATTGGAATATGTAAACTGAGTAGTTGTAGTTACAGTAATTTGTATATTACTTGCATTCATTGAGTTATAAGGAACTACAGTAGAACCAGAAATATAAGCACCACCGCAGTTGATATCAATGAATGATGCATTATAAACCATACCAATTACTAAGTTGTGACCAAGTACCCCACCATTCTGCTGACCAGTTGTAACTGTAGTTACACCAGAAGTTCTTTGAATTGTGTGAATATTGAATTGTGCTGGTACAATCTGGTTAGAACCAGTTGTAGAGTAGTTAGCAATTGCAATACCAGCAAAAGAATTTGCTTTTGTTCTTGCAAGACGGAACAGATCAAAGCTATCTCTGATTACATAATAAGTACCTCTTACAGAACATCCAGTAGCAGTAATTGAAGGTGAACCACCAGTTGTTGTATTTGTTACAGTAACAGTTGTAGTAGTACAATTAGTAACCTTGAAGGTTCCATTGTATCCATTAGTAGTGCTACCAGCAACCAGAACACCAGTTACGTTTACACTATCACCAACTGCGAAAGCTTCTTCATATGTATTTGCAAAGGTATAAGTTACGGTTGCGCCGTTTCCTGAAGGAGCAGCAGTCAGATCAAGATCATAAAGTGCATTATAACCAAGCTGAGGATGATTAGTTCCTCTCAAAGACATCGTACCAGTTACACTTGTAGAACCTACTACACTGTTTGAAATAGGACTGATGTATTGAACTTGAGTTGTTGAACTAACGTATACAGGAACACTTACAGCATCAAACGTTTCAGTTGTAGCACCAGTACCATCAATATTGATGTATTGTGCTTGATAAATTTGACCAATCGTCAGACCGTGTGGTGCAGTGAATGTCAGAGTTGCAAGTCCAGGAGTACCAGTTGCAGTTGCCTGCTGTACTCTAGTTACGTTATTAATCTGATAATTCTTTTGCCTCTCTCTACCAATCTCAAATGGATTATTATTTCTAGAGTAGATTACTCTCGAACCAGTTGAAAATCCGTGACCGCCATACAAGAACTGACCTGTTTTTTGGTTAAGAGTTTTTGCTGGGTTGAATGTTAAATCTCTAGCATTAATTGTCAGAGATGTATTTGTTTGTGGTCTCAGATTAACTTTTCTTGTGGTTACGGAAGATGCATTATAAGGACCGTCAATAGAACCAGTAGAAGAAACGTTCAGAAGTTTATGTGTGACATCAGAGATATTTACATATGACTTCAGAGGAATTGTATCTACAATTGTAGTGAATGATGTAGCAACGTTTGTAATGGTCATTGAGAAGTCAGAGAATGCTGCTTCTCTTGTAGGAGCAATCTTGAATGCAAAGTCAGTAAGTACAATAGCAAAAACTGTTATGCCAGTAGTAATAGTATTACCAGTAAATGGATCAACAATACCACCACCACCAGATGACAGAAGCAATGGATCTCCAGTACGCAGGTTATGTGCTCTTGGAGTACCAGAAGAAGCTACAGTACCACCAAAGTGGAAGATCATATTGGTAGCATCAATCTGCCCAAGAGTAATACCAAAACCAAGTGCTCTTGGTTGCAGAAGTACTTGTGAGTACAATTGGAATGAACCGTAGAGTTTATAAATTGGTGTTCCTTCTGGAATAATTGTGGGAATTGTACCACCATAACCTCTGGTTACAGTAATTTGATTGCCTCCAGAAGAAGCAGTCATATTAGTTGCAGTTGAAATTGTTTGAGCATTGTTGATTACATAAACACCAACACCACCAGGAGTACCACTACTCTGACTTACAATCGTAGTATTATCAACAACAGTTTGTAATGGATTTGAGGTAAGTCCAGAAGTTGTAATTAATTGGTTTGCTGCAAGAGTTCCAGATACAGCAGATACTGTTAAAGTAGTGCCAGAAATTGTTGCAGTAAATGTTGCAGGAGGAAGTACGAAAACTTGTTCAATACCATCAGTACCAATTTGAAGAATATCACCTGCTAGAATATTAACTGACGTGATACCTTGAATTGTTGTGGAAGATACTGTTTGTGATTGACCATTGACAGTATAAGTACCAACACCACCAAGACCTGTACCATATGCAGTTACAACAGTACCAGCAGTAATACCAGTACCAGTAATAACCATACCAACTTGAAGTACTCCTGTAGTTACTGCAGTTACAGTTAAAGTATTACCTGCAATAGAACCAGTAAATACTTCAGTAACGCTGGTATCAAGATCAAATACAGTTGCAGTTGCGCTTAATGTTCTTGCTGTATTTAATGAAGTTGCAATAGGAGTTTTTAATGAAACGTTCTTAATGGAATAAACTTGTCCATTTTGAAGACCTGAAATACCAGTAAATGAACTAGCAATTTCAGTACCACCACTTGTATCATAACGTACCAGATCATTCTCTAAGAATGACATTTTCTGAATAGGAACAATAATTCTGTTACTATTGGAGTTAGGAATTTTAGCAGAAGAAGTTGTAGCAAACTTAAACGCTGTTACACCTAAAGGACCACCAGCAGATGAAGTACCTCTTGTACCTACAGTTGCGTTGTTGAACGCACCATAAGAAATTGATTGTGAAGAGTTAATTGTAAATTGAATTGTTGGTTGACCTGTTGGTAGGAATGAAGTACCAGTTTGAGTAATCTTGAAGATATCATTGGTTACTGGAACCATATTATACTTGGTTGTTCCGAGAACACCAGCAGAACCTGAAGAAATTGCGTTAGTAGCACCACCAGCAGCAACAGGCATTGAAGAATATGCTACGTTACCAGTACCCCAAACGTTACCAGTAAAGGTTGTAGTACCTTGTCCAGCAGTACCTGTCTGTGACATAAACAGACTGATTCTTGGCCACCTAATGTTATAACGGTCAGTTACATAATCAAATGCTGGTTTTGGATATCCTGTTGCTACTGGGAGAACAGGTGATGTATCAGTAGATCCAGCAAATGCGCCAGTTACATAATTTGTTCTTTGTCCAATAGTGCCGCCGTGGAATGGTAGGAAGAACGAGTTGGAATATAGATTTTCTACAATTCTTGTGCAGAAGAACTTAGCAGGAGCAGTCGCTGTTGAAGTACCAGGAGTTGGACTGCCACCGAAGTCAATGGGTTGACCATTCTGCACAATTGAAATACCAAATTCACCTTTACCTGAAGTTGCCATTTCTGATTTTTGATATGCAACTAAAGTTGTGCCGCCAGCAACAGTTTGTGAAATATTAACGGTATAAGTACCACCGTTATTTTGACCAGTACCAGTGACAAATGAAGTGATGAATGTACCAGCAGTTACACCAGTTCCAGTTACTTCTTGACCTACTTGCAGAGCGCCATAGGTCATTGTAGTTGCTGTAAGAGTAGTTCCACTAATACCACCACTAAACGAAGTTACGTTAGTAATTGCTTCTTGAACACCTCTTGTAAAGTACTTATTATACCAAGCATAAGTATTTGGAGTAAATCCAACGTTAGTTGGAACAGTAGCACCTACGTTTGATTTAACAATAACAGGAGCATTATCAGTCAACCAGGCAGGAAGTTTTCCTTGATTAGAGATAACACGATCTCTACCTTGAGAAACGGAGTTGGTATTATAGCTAAAGTTACCAACCATAAAACCAGGATGGAGTTGATAGATACCACCAGACTGAGTGATTGGAAGAACTGAAGGTGAACCAGTTGGACTTAAAACTACTTGAGCAACGTTACCACTCAATGTACCCATAGTTCCACCAACAGTTGGTGTAGTTACCCAACCACCATATGCACCAGTAAATCCATCTGGTTCAGAGGTCCAAAGTGTGAAATTATCTCTATCTGTTACTAAAACGAAATAAACATAACCTTGGTTTACAGATTCGTTTAAAATAGCATAGTTAGAAGCAACTGCAGTACCACTACCAGCAGAGTTTACAAATCCATTACCACCACCAACAAACATCAATGGTTGACCGTTTGAAAGACCGTGATTTTTGATATAGATGGAATGTCCTGTATTGGAAATTGCTTCACGAGTAAACATTTTACCAGTCAAGGAAGACCAATCATGAATGGACATTCTTGTGTGGTTCTGCCAAGAATTAGCACCAGAATGTACTTGAGCACGAATACCATTAGTATAAATTTTCAAGTTAGCAGAAACAGTCATTGCAGTACTGGTTACTGTTTGCTGAGTATTTACAAAATAAGTACCAGCGCCACCAGTGCCACTACCAAATCCAGTAATAACTGTACCAGCAGTAATACCAGTACCAGTAACTAATTGTCCTACTTGAACATATCCAGTTACAGAACCAGCAGTTAAAGTATTACCAGTAATACTACCAGTAAAGGTTCCAGCACTAGTTGTACCACCAAGAGTTACAGCAGTTGTTGCAATTGTTGGATGCGTAGTAGAAAGTGTAAGAGTTACAGAACCTGAACTAAGTGCTCCTACTGCAGAGATGAAATAATCTAAGTTAGGAGTTACTCCAGTCAATGAACCTAATGCAGTAAATCTTACAACAGAACCTACACGATAAGGATTAGTGCCATCACCAAGAGCAGAAACACCATTGATAGTTACAGTGCTACCAGAAACTGCAGTAATTGAAGTTGGTTGAATGGATCTTTCATAGCTACTGAGAGTTAAAATAGTATTTACAGAAGCAGCGGAACCAGAGAATGAATATGTTACGCTAGATGCTTGTGTGGCAAAGTTGCCAGAAGAGTTTGTTGGACCCTCCATAATAAAGTGAGTATCATTTTCATTAAAAATATCGTTAGTAAAATTAGAAGTTACAGGATACTCTTTGACAACATAGACACCATCAAGTGAAGATACGCCAGTGTTGTTCAGTGAAATTTGCATCTCTGGGTAAATATTCAGAGACTTGCAAGTAGTACCAGCAGGGAATGCTACTCTTACTTCGGAAGAAGATGCAATCGTTTGAATAGAAAAAATGCTTGATTGAATTTCATATCCTCTCTTGTTCATCAGACCGAAGAACAGAGTTGCAGTGGAGTTACCACCAAAACTTGAGAATGAAATTAAATTGGTACGATCATAAGCATCTTTGGGGTTAGTAGCAACTCTGATATGATCTTCATCAATTACTGCAGCATATAACCAACCAGATGCGTTTGCACCGCCAGTACCATCATTATTATAGGATGGAAGATTACCAGAAGCAATTTGGAAGTATCCTGATGATACCGCAAGAATTTGTGGACTAGTGGTATGAGTAGTACCAATGTAGCAAAGTGGATCTCCATTTTCCAATCCGTGATTATCAATTCTGATAAAACCAGCAGTTGGGAAAGATGCAGTCAGAGGACCATTAGTTGTAGTTTGTGAAATATTAACTGTCCAAGTATTACCAGAACCACTTAAAATAATGGTGTTAGGTGCAACACCAGTACCAGTAATTGTATGACCCGCAAGCAGTGCTGGGTTACCTGTTGTGGTCAGTGTAAATGTAGCAATAGATCCAGTTGTTGATATTGTAGCACCAGTGTTGCTATCAATAAAGTTTGCGGGAATTTTTTTAAGGGTACAACCATCATGAATTGGCTCATAAGGGTTGAAGAAACCTGTATCATAATCAAATGAAGTTCTATCTTCAATATTACCGCCGACCGAGAAAGATGCTGGGTCAAAGTTTACGGAAATATTACCAAGAGAGTTTGTAAGGTAGAATGGCGAACCAGTTACAAATCCGTGATCATATGATGTAGTTACAGAAATGGTGCTGGCAGGTGATACACCATCGGTCACCATAGGACCTTCATCAACTGTTACACTATTATCTAAGTTGAGTACAGAGTTAACGTAAAATCTACCAACAATAATAGTAGAGTAAGGAGTTAAGATTGAAACTGGAACTGAAGTTGTTCCTAACTGAGTAAAAGGAGTTTCGAAAGTGAATTGATAGTCAGTTGTTTTACGGATCAACCAAGTACCTTCAACAGTAATTGAGGTAATACCACGAATATCAATAGGAATACCTGTCGTTAAACCATGAGCACTTGCAGTAGTTACAGTAACTTCTCTACCACCATTTGTAGTAATAGCAGTGATATTAGAAATACTTGTATCGCCAGCAACTGAATAGAATGATGGAACGTTATTACATCTTTCAAGTGTTTCCCATTTAGTAGATTGCAGACCATATTCAAAGTCCGTATCAATCAGAGTGTTTGGTTGCGATACACGCAGTTTGCTAACAGGATCAATCAGATACTCAGCGGGTTCAAATTTTACTGTATCTTGCTCAGCAAAAATTTGAAGAGTATCTCCCGATTGATGCCCAGCAGCTCCAGTGTCATATGTTAATACAACTGTAGTTTCATCATTATCGGCATTATAAGTAATTGCTGATGCACCCAACGATGGTTGGGTCATATTATAAACAATTACATTACGTGTTGTATTGGTAATCAATAACAATCTTTTTCTATTAACATTACCACTAATTACAACCGTTCTAGTTCCTGGTGTAAAAGTGTAGTAGTACGATAACTGCTTTGCCATTTGTTTAAAATTCCTGCGAGGTCGTTTTTACGTTATTCTATATATCTAAATTATAAACCGAATACAATTGCCATAGCAATTGCACCATCGGCTCTGGCTAATTCAATTCCGCCAGCTGTAGAACCATCATGAATAATTGCGGTTTTTTTATCAGTATCTACTGTAATTTCACCTTGAGCACCAGTAAATGCTGCGTGTTGAGATGTAGTTCCTCTACGAAACTGTACTTGTGTCGTCATTTAAGAGATTAATAGATGCTACTTTATTTATAAAATTTTTTAGATTATCGTACCAAAAATTCTTGATGGTGTGAATAATACCTTTTCATCTGTAGACTTACCAGAAGTATTAATTTGACCGCCTTCAAATATGGAAATTCTTGTGTAACTATTACGTTCACCTCCACTAATTTTGAAGAGATTTGTCTCGACAATAAGTGTAACTCTTTGTGCAATTGTTGCAGAGTTGATTGCAAATAGAGATCCAGATCCAGTGAATGCTTGTCTGCGAAGTAGATCTGCATTTCCTTTGTAAGTAAATTGACCAGATGATGTTGCTGTGTATACAGTTTTGAAACTGGTTGTTGCTGTTCCAGAAATTCTGTAAAGAAGAGTTTCTGGTGGAATTGTAGTGAATGTAGATTGAGCAGAACCACCAAATTCCGTAATATTTCCTTTTCCTTGATAGGAAGAAATTGCTCTTTGATTTGCTGCACCAGAAATAAATTCTGTGCCAGAAGCATTGTAAGTTGGATATGTACGAGATACTTTTGCAGAATTGTAAACAAATGTTGATCCAGTTGCTTGATAAGATTCTGTATGAGTTGTAGTCGCAAAACCATAAATCTTGATATCGGTAATTTTCGATACTGGAACAAAAGAACTGGATTCTGTAGCACTCTTGAATGTAAAGAGTGAACCAGAACCTGTGTAAATTTTTCTTGTAGATTCTGTTCCAAGTCCAGAAACAAATTCTGATCCAGAAACTGTATAATTTCCTTTTGATGTAGATTGTGTAGAGACACCAATAATTCTGAACAGTTGTGTTTCTGGTGGTACTCTGACTGATGAAGATTCTGCAGCACCACGAAGCAGAGAAACTTTTCCAGAACCAAAATAAGTGGTTCTGATGAACGATTCTCCAACAGTTCCACTAACTTTGAATAGAACTGTTGATGTTGAAACATCTGTTTTGGATTGTGTAGCACTCTTGAGTGTAAAGAGTGAACCAGAACCACTGTAAATAGTGGTCTTGCTGGTAGCAGTGTTTGAGGCAATAAACTCTGTTCCAGAACCAATAAATTGTCTGATTCTTGGTGTTAACGCAGAACCAGAAATTCTGAACAGTCTGGTCTCTGATGAAAGTGTTCTTGTGGAAGATTCTGTGAGACCATTGAATGTAAAGAGTGAACCAAAACCAGTATATTTCGGAACATATCTGGTCTGAGTTGCTGCACCAGAAATAAATTCTGTTCCACCAACAGAAGATGTATAAACTGCGTTGTAACGTGTTGTTGCAATTCCAGAAACTTTGAAGAGTTGAGTTTCTGTTGATGTGATAATAGTTGTAGACTCTGTAGCACCCTTGAATGTAAAGAGTGATCCAGAACCAACAAATTTGTTTGCAAGAAGAATCTTTGCAATTCCAGAAACTTTGAAGAGTTGAGTTTCTGATGGAACTGTACGAACAAAAGATTCTGCAATTCCTTTGGTCGTAAACAGAGATCCTGTTCCACGATATACTTCGGAACGAGTAGTTGCAGCAGATCCAGAAGTTTTGTAAAGTCTGGTTTCTGATGCAAGAACTTTGGTTGAAGATTCTGTAAGACCGTTGAATGTAAACAGAGAACCAGATCCAGCGTAGTTTCCTTTGCTGAAAGATTCTTTCAGTTTTCCAGAAATAAATTCTGTGCCAGCACCAATAAATGGTCTGGTTCTTGGCGTTAATGCAGAACCAGAATTGTAAATTACACCAGAACCTACATTGGTATAAGTTGAGATATACGCTGTAGTGGAAGATCCTGAAATATGAGATGTTCCAAAAACTGTGACATAGCGAGGAGTTGGACGATAGTATAAGTATTCTGGATAAATTCCTGTCTGTAAGGTAATTGAACCAGCACCAAGCCAAGAATCTGTAGCTCTTTCTTTGGCAATGCCAGAAATTCTGAACAGACCAGTTGCTGGTGGATTGACAGCACTGGATTCTGTAAGACTTCTGAATGTAAAGAGTGAACCAGAACCAGTAAATACTTTGGATCTTGGTGTTTCAGCATTTCCAGAAACAACAAATAGTTGAGTTTCCGAACTAGCAATTCTGCTGTATGCATTGCTCGCTCCACCAATAGCAAACAGCGAACCAGATCCACGATATACAGAAGTTGCTTTCTGAATAACAGAATTTGAAACTTTAAGAGTTCCGAATGGATATACATAATCGAGATTGACAATAGATCCCAGATCTGTTAAACCAGCACTAGATTCTGATACAGAACCATAATCTGGTGTTAAGTCTGCAGCACTGGAAATAAATTGATAATCTGCTGTTCCATATGAAACAATTGAAGATGTATTATAAGAATATGCTGCTTTCTCAATCTTCTTACCAATGTTGAAGACACTTCCAGAACCAATATGTCTGAGAGAGAAGAGAGACTTAGAAGATCCAGAGATCTTGATAGTATCATCAGATGTTGGTTCTGACTTAGTAGAAAGATTGAATACAATGTATACAGAACCAGAAACATTAATATTTCCAGATCCTGTCCAAGCAAGAATAGGTTCAAATTTGTCTTCAGTTCCACCAGAGATATTAAATCCACCATATGGATATACAATATCGGTGTCAGATACAGAACCGTAATTATAGTATTCAGATGATCCTTCAGTTATAGTTCCATAATTATTGAATGTAGTTGCACCTTCTCCAATGTCTTCATAATTAAGTGTGTTATAATTAAGAATTGATGATTCATTATAGACATATGTTCTACTTTCAATTGTGCTTCCGATATCAAACAGAGATCCTGTTCCTGAGTAACCAAATGCTTTGATATTTCTGGAAGTACCAGAAATTGTAAACAGTGAAGTTTCTGTTTGGAAGGATTTGCTTGTTGCTTGAGCACTGCCACTAATTGCAAACAGCGAACCTGTTGTAATATAACCAGATCTGGTAAATTTCTGAGTTGCAGCACCGTAGAATGCAAACGAACCAAATGGATATTGGTTTTGATTAACTCTAATTTCTCCAAAGTTAATATCACCAACAGAAGATTCGGAAATTAATCCACAATCAGTTGTTGTATCTGCAATAGATGAAACATAACCATAATCATTAGTTGAGTATTCAGTAATAGAAGATTGATTATAAGCATATGCCGCTCTTTCAATCTTAGATCCGATATTAAATAGAGATCCTGCTGCAGCGTATCCAAATCTTCTGATATTGCTGGAAGTGCCAGAAATTGTAAACAGTGAAGTTTCTGTCGTTGTTGATTTGACAGAAGATTGTGCAACACCACTGAATGCAAACAGGGATCCAGAACCCTTATGAATTCTTGGATTACTCGTTAGTGAAGAACCAGACAGAATTAATGTTCCGAATGGATATGCAATATCAGTGTTTGTAACATATCCAAGATCAGTATCACCATCAGCAATTTGTGAAACTAATCCATAATTTTTGTATACAGATGCTGTAGAATTAATGTATTCATAATCAGAATCAGAGAATGTAACGATTGAAGATGCATCATAAACATAAGTTCTTCTTTCATCTTTAGAACCAATATTAAACAGCGAACCTGATGCGATGTAAGGTCTGCTGAATGGTGTATTAGCAGATCCAGAAACATTGAATAGTTGTGTGTCAGCATCTTTTCCTTGTGAGAAGGATCTTGTTTCTGCAGATCCCGTATATGCAAACAGAGATCCAGATCCAACGTAAGAAGGTCTTCTATAGAATTCAATAGAAGATTGACCAGCAAAAGTAAATCTTCCATATGGATATAAAGTATTCTGATTTACAATATATCCAAGATCAGTATCACCAACAGAAGATTCGGAAATTAATCCATAGTTAACTGTTGTGTCTGCAATAGATGTAATATATTCATAGTCATTAGACAAGAATACATTAATAGATGAAGAATTATATGAATAAGCAGCACTTTCAATCTTAGATCCAATATTAAATAGAGATCCAGTTGAAGTATAAATTTTTGGTGCTGTTGTTAAAGCTGATCCAGAAACATTAAAGAGTCTAGTTTCAACATCCTTACCTTGAGAGAAAGATCTTGCATCTGCAGATCCCGTATATGCAAACAGAGATCCTGTTCCAGTATATGCAAAGTTAGGTACAAATTTATAATCAACCGCACCCGCCCCAATTGTTATATTTCCATATGGAAGAACAGTTTCTCTATTAAAAATATCTCCATAATTGAAAATTGAATTAGAACTATTAAATATCAATCCATAATCAATTGCTGAACCAGATCCAGTAATTAATTCATAATCAATCTTACTAAATTCATTGATTGAAAATTGGTTATATATCCTTGTAGTTGATTCGGCAGCACCAGAGAATGTACTGAACTTAGCTGTTTCTGTAAATGTAGGTCTGGTGACACTGGAGTTTGCGCTACCACTAACATTATAAAGATCTGTGCTTTCTGGTCTTCCTTTTGCAGTAAGAATACCAATTGTAGTGACAGCACCACTAATCTTAAATCCACCAGTACTGGTGTAGATGAGAAGAGGAATATAGGTGATCTTGGTAGTACCAGTAATCCTGATAGATCCTTGATAAGCTCGTACAGATTCTGATACATTAATATAACCACAATCAACTGGTTGAACTTCATTTGCACTGGAAGCAATGAAACCATAATCTTCAGAAGTTCCAGTGGATGTAATAGTTTGATAATCAAGAGCTGAGTATGTGTTGACAGAATCAATATGGTAATTGTAAGTAACTCTTTCTGTGTGATCACCAATCGTAAAGAGTGAACCAGATGATGTATGTCCAAATGTACGAAGTAGATTTGTTGCAGAACCAGAAATTGTGAACAGTACTGTATCTGTAGCAACTGGAACGAATGTAGAAAATGCTGCTCCTTTGGAGGCAAACAGAGAACCAGAAGCAACTGGAGTAAATGTTTTGAGTAAGGTTGAAGAACCAGAGGTATTGATAGAACCAAATCTGATTGCTTTTTCATCAATCGTAATTGAAATATAATCTGTATAAAGATCTACAGAATTTGTAATCAATCCATTATCAATAGAATTTACAGTAGTTGCTACAGTTCCGTAATTAATTGATGAAGTATATTCAATATCAACAGATCTATAATTGTATGTTACAGAAGGTGCAGAACTGTTTAATGTAAACAGCGATCCAATTCCACGAGAGATGAATGTTCTCGGTGATGCAGCAGAACCAGATACAACATAAAGATTGGTATCTCTAGTTGTAGATCCATATAATATTTCATAATCATATTCTACAATATAATCATCTTCAATAATTAAATCAACATCTGTAGGATATTCTGGGTAAGTGTAAATTTGTGGTGTTGGTTCAACCAGTGAAGTTGTTCCAGATCCAAAAATACTAATAGATCCAACAGTTGTGTGTCCAAAGGATCTATTAGAAGTCTGATAATTACCACTAATTCTAAAAAGACCATAAGGATATTTAAATTCTCTCTCAATTACATAACCATAATCAATTCCAATGTCACTTCCGACAACAATAGAACCATAATTGACTGTAGAACCAGAAGTTGTAATGCTTCCAAAATCAGTGGTTGAATATGATGTAATTGAAGAAGAATTATAATTATATGTTCCAGTAGTTGCAGATCCTTCTGCAGTTAAGAGAGAACCAGAACCAAAGAACTTATTGGTGAGAGTAACATATGGAGTTCCACTGATACTAAAGAGGTCTGTTGATTCAAGCTTCTTTTTACCTTCGTAGATTGAATTTGCAAATCCACTGATAACATTGAGTGTGCCAGATCCAACCTGCGTGTAAACATTATATTTTTGAGTTGTAGCAGCACCAGTAACAAATACTTTTCCTTTATATGGAAAATCGGTTTGAGTAACAAAAACTGAACCATAATCAAGTATTGCATTATGACCTACAGTTATTGAACCATAATCACTACTTGTTCCAGTTGTGTTAACCGTTCCAAGATCAAGTGTTGAGAAGTATTCAAGTGAATTCAGTGTATAAGCATAAGTAATTGAAGATGCTGATCCACCAAAAGAGAATAATGAACCAGAAGATTTGTATATTGCTGTTGCAGAAGGTGTTGTAGCAGTACCACTTATAGTGTAAAGATTAGTATTTCTACTTCCATATAGTATTTCATAATCATATTCTACGATATAATCATCTTCAATAATTAAATCAATATCTTTAGAATATTCAGGGTAAACGTAAATATTTACAAATGGTTGTGTGGAGATAACTCCAGCAGCACCACTGATATTTGCAGAACCAGAACCAGCAAATCCAAATGTTCTGAGAGTTTTGTGAGTACCGTTAAGATTGAGATTACCGAATGGGTAATTGTCAGTTCTATCAATTACATAACCATAATCAATTCCAATGTCACTTCCGACAACAATAGAACCATAATTGACTGTAGAACCAGAAGTTGTAATGGTTCCAAAATCATTTGTAGAGAGGGTTGTTAATGAAGAAGTATTGTAATTGTATGCTGCAGAGGTTACAGAACCAGACGCTGTAAAGAGTGAACCAGTTGTTGTAAATGCATTTCTTACAAAAACTGTTGCAGTTCCAGTGATTGCATAAAGATCTGTTGTTTCTGGTTGCTTGGCAGTATATACTGAAGAACTTGCAGATCCCTTGATAAAAGTTTTTGCACCAGAACCAATGTATACAGCAATTTTTGAACTTGATGCAACAGATGTAATTACAAATGATCCGTAAGGATATACGTTTTGAATATCTTTAACTGAACCATAGTTAAGAACTATATCAGCGCCAATTGTAATAGAACCATAATTGACTGTAGAACCAGAAGTTGTAATGGTTCCAAGATCATTAATGGTGTATATTCCTACCGACGATATATTATAACTGTAGGAAGCAGAGTTTGCTTCACCACCAACTGTAAGAATAGATCCAGAACCAAAGTATTTGCTTGTATATTTTTCAGTAATAGAACCACTAATTGTGAAGAGATCAGTAGTTTCTGGTTGTTTTGTGACAAATGCTACAGATGATGCGCCGCCACGAATTGTGGAGATTGAACCAGAACCAGAATATGTAATGCCAGCAAGATTTGCAATTCCAGCAGAACCAAAGAATTTGAGAAGACCGAATGGATAATAAGTGGTTGTGTCTTCAATTGAACCATAGTTAAAGAATCCATCGCCAAGATTTCCAATATTCCCATAATTAACTGTAGTTCCAGAAACAGTAATTGCACCGTAATCAGAACTATCAAATGTTTTAATTGAAGATGTATTATAATTGTATGCAATCGCTGCAGAAGAATTACTAATTGCGAAGAGTGTTCCAGAACCTTTAGTAATTCTTACAAATGCTGTAGCAGAGACGCCACTTACAGTATAAAGATTGGTATCTCTGTAGATGTAAATTTGTGGTACTGGTTGTGCTTGAGCAGTTGTTGCAGCACCAGAAATATTGATAGATCCTGTGGTTTGATGACTAAATGATCTCTTTGCAATGTTGTAAGAGCCATTGACTGAAAGAGTGCCATATGGATAATTATTTTTTGTGTCAATAACAGAACCGTAATCAATTCCAACGTCACTACCAACAAAAATTGTTCCATAATTTGAAGTTATATCAGCAATGTTGCTGACTAAACCATAATTATCAGTAGAGAATATTGTTATTGAAGAAGAATTATAACTGTATACTGTAGAGTTAGTAACTACCCCAACTTCAAATAGTGATCCAGTACCAACAAAAGAAGGACTTTGTTTTGTTAATGCTGAACCATAAACACTAAACAGAGATGTTGATGTATCTGTTCTAACACTATCAATTCTATTTTGCTCTTTCGTACTGAATGCAAACAGATTACCAGAACCAATATACGAAGGTATTCTACAGAATTGAACAGAAGCAGAACTGCTTACAGATACACAACCTCTGTATGGGAATTCTGTAGTTGTATTAATAATATAACCACTATCAATTTTACTACCACTACCAGCAGTAATAAATCCATAATTAGTGGTTGAACCAGAAGTAATTACATCACCATAATCAGATGTGGTAAAGTAATTAACTGAATTAAAATCATAATTAAAACTTACAGAAGAATTGGAACCGCTGATTGTAAATAGAGATCCAGATCCAATATATGATGGTCTTCTATAGAAGATTGTTGACGCAGAACCAGTTGCAATAATTGCTGGTTTGCCGTAAATAGAATTAAATTCATATTCAACAGAAACATAAATTTGTGGTGTTGGTTCAACAAATGAAACTGTTGCAGTTCCGATAGTTGATAGTATTCCAGATCCAACAACAACTTGTGATTTTTTAGTTGTGGAAGATCCTGTTACATTCAGTAAACCATAAGGATAAATGGTTCTCGTGTTAATAATTACACCATAATCAAATCCAACATCACTACCAATAATTACAGAACCATAATTTGCTGTATCGCCACTAGTAATAATTGTCCCAGCATCAGATGTTGAGAATACTGATACAGAAGAAGAATTATAACTATACGTTTCAGTACTTGTAGGTGTTTGTGATATTTCATAATTTCCTACATAAATGTTTCCTGAAGTAGTATAAGAACCTCTGAACAGTACAGATGCATTACCTTGAATCCCGAAGAGAGATGTTGATGTATCTGTTGTAAGAAGCGGTAAAGCAAAATCTGCAGATCCTTTAAATGTAAAGAGTGATCCAGAACCAACTTGCTTGTAAATATTTTGTTTTGTTGTAACTCCAGAACCAGAAATACTTGTAGAACCGTAAGGTCTAATTTGTTCAGTATGAATTACATATCCATAATTAATTGCTGCAATATTGAATTCTGAAATTGAACCATAATCTGATATAGATCCATAAGAAACAATATCTCCATAATTCTCTGTTGAGAATGCAATTGTTGATGCAAGAGTATAATTATAAATGACAGAGAATTTACATCCACTATCTTTATAGATTGATCCAGAACCATTATATGCGTAAGAAGTTTTATATGCAGTTGTTGCAGAACCATTAATTGCATATAACCCATAATCTCTTTCAACATAAATTTGTAGAGTTGGTTCTGTAAATGTAACTGTTGCTGCTCCAGAAATTTTATTCGAACCAGATCCATTATATGATGGTAGGACGCGAACTTCACTACAGGCACCAGAGTAAATAAATTTACCGTATGGATAAACATAATCGGTATTAATAATATAATCATAATTAATTTCTTGATCACTATCATCACCAATAGATCCATAATTAGTTGAGGAACCAGAAGTTATAATATCTCCAAGATCAACAGAGAAGAATGTATTGATTGAAGAACCAGAATATCTGTGTGTATATTTGTTCGTAGATCCACCATACACATAATTAATACCAGCACTGGTAAGTACCAGAGTAGTATTCGACGAACAGGAACCACTGATTGTGAAGAGATCAGTACTTTCTGGTTGTTTTACAACAATAGATTCTGTTTGTGCAGATCCACCAAACAATCTTGTAGTTCCAGAACCAGAATTAATGTATAAATGATTATAATAAGAATCTGCAGATCCAGAAATAACTCTGAAACCTTTATATGGAAGATCAGATTCTGCTACAATTAATCCATAATTAACTCCAGAAGTTGCTCTTGTATCAATTGTTTCATAATCAATTGTAGATCCAAATTCATTAACACTACCGAGATTTAATGTCGTGTAAAGATCTTCCGATGATGTAACAAAAATATATCTTCTTGAGAAAGAATTAATTGATTCAGAATTGGAATATGCAAAACCAGATCCCGTATAAGGATATGTGGTATTAAATCTGACACCACAAGATCCAGTGACAGTAAATAATCCAAATCCTTCAGTAGGAATTGTTTGTGGAGTTGGTTCTGTAAATGTGACAGATGCAGATTTAAACGTATTAATTTTACCAATTCCAGTATACCCAAAGGTTCTGATAACAGGTTCAGAACTTCCAATAATATTTGTGAGATTTTTACCATCACCAACACTCTTATCTACAAGGTATTCATAATCATATGCACTCGTAAATACATTAATTACTAGACCGTAATCAATAGTGGATGCATACTCACTAATTACCCCCAGATCAATAGAATTAATACTAAATGGTTTTGTTTTATAATACTTGTATACAAATGCCTCATTGGCACTTCCTAGGGCGTACAGAACGTCTGAAACAGTATATGTGTATATTTGATTAGTTCTTGGCTGAATGGTGTATGCGGCACCATAGATTGCAAACAGAGAGGTTTCTGGTTTAATTTCAATAGTATTTGTTTTTGACTGAGTAGAACCAGAAATAGTTGAGAATAATCCAGAACCTACATAATTTTTTGGTGTAGTTGTTTCTGTAGAAGAATTAAATTTATATGAACCAAATCTAAGTGGATATTCAAGTAATCCATAATCTTGATCAGGAGTTAATGCTTTATCTCCAACGAAACCATAATCAGAAGATATTGAATATGAATTTAAATCACCATAATTTTTATAATCTGGTACTGAAGTTTGTGTAAATGCTTTATAAGTGTAATTATGAGAATTTTCTGATTTGCCAAAAATTCCAAATAGTCCAAACCCAGATGGAGCTGGTATGACCAGAGAATATGTACCAATACTATCAAAGGCAAATAATGTCCCCTCTCCTATAGTAATTGGAGAAGATGAATTATATTCTATACCACTTTTAAAAATAGAAATAGTACCAGATCCATTATAGGATGGTACGAAATGAGATTCTGTATATGAAGAGAGTAATACAGTACCAAATGGATACTTATATGATTGTACTAAATCATCAGCATAATCAATTCTATTTACTGCTGTTTCTGATACCGCACCGTAATCAAACGCATTTGTAGTTGTAGCGTAAATACGTCCATAGTCAGTGGAATAAGGTGCATTTACAGTAGTAGAATTATAATTATATGTAACTGGACCAGTGATTAGTGGTAATGTACCACCATAGTAATATTTTGCTGTATCTGCTTCGCCACTAAAGTCAATATTTGCATTTCCAATATAAGCATTTGTGTGTCTTGGTGGTCCCGTAATTCCAGGAGCAACAATTAAAGTAATATCACCACCTATTTCAAATAAGGTGCCATTACCTACCCAAGTAAAAATTACATTATTTTTTGATTCATAATTATACAGATTAATATTTACTTTAACATTATTATTATAAGATGCAGAAGATTGTGAACTTCCTATTGTTTTGAATACTTTATCTGTATATGAAATATCAATAAATCCATAGTTTGCATATTCATATGTGAATTCTAATGAACCAAGATCAATTACTACATTTGCAGATTCATTAATTGTGTAGTAATCTACAGTTTGTACAATTTGTGGTGGGTTACTTTTGTAACTAAAACTTAAATTGAATACAGAATTCCCTACGGGCGAAAATACAACTTCGCCTACTTCAGAATTAATTCTGGAATCGTAGGAAAATACTGCCATTAATACTCTCTATTTAAATTAAAAGGGGACTACCGTAGTAATCCCCTCAAACTGAATAATATAAGTAATAAGATCAAAAATCAGTCAAGGCTGACATTTAGAGTGATCTTGATTTGGTCACCATTGTTTTGAATTGGGTATGGACCATTTGTGAATCTTTCAGCGAAGAGAATACTAGGTAGTAAAGTTGCATTACCAGCACCTGCAAGAGCAGGAGTTGTTGTGAAACCTGTTGATGTCTTAGTAAATACTGTATAGTGACCAGGAGTTACTGTAGAACCACCAGAACCAGCAGCGATATAAATTACATCACCAACTTGAAGATTGTGTGCAACAGCACCAGTAGAAACTGCAGACCAGTTAAGATCAACACTTGAGTCAGTAGCAACCTGAATGTTATCAGTCAGGTTAGAAGACAGATAAACTCTTCTCAGAGCAATATCAATACCAGTAATTGTAGTACCAGAAGCAACAGCAGTGTTACCTGTTACTCTTTGACCTACTGTAACATCGTCCATTACTTGAGCAACGTTAGGAAGAGTGATGAAGTTGTTGCCAACAACACCAATACAAGGATTTGAGTTATCACCTTTAGCAACAGTTCCATTAGCAGTAGAAGTAGCAGCATCTGTTACTCCTTGAATCGCAACAGGAAGATTTTGTGCTCTAGAAAGGTAGTAACCATAAACGTTACCAGCAGCAGCAGTAAAAGTAAAAACTTGCTCTGGATAAGTAGCAGTTGTTACACCGCCAGCAAAGGTAATAGGACCAGAAACAGTACCCGTGTTAGCTGTATTCAGAGTAATCACTGAACCACTTACATTACTAACCTTAGCACCAGAAGCAATACCTGTACCCGAAACAATATTACCTACGCTAACTGTACCAGTAAGACCAGTTACTGTAATCTGAAATGCAGCAGAAGTACCACTTGAACCAGTAGAAGAAGCGACAGGATCTGAAGCAGTTGTAACTGCCCAACGATTACCATTCAAAAGAATGCCATAGTTAGCAACATAATCTTGATCGGAACGGTTATTTACCAGTGCTGGATAACCAGTTGATGGAGCAGAACCATAACCATTAGTATTGGTAGAGTTATATGGTTCAAAATACGCAGTAGCAGAAGGAACGTCACCTTCAGCAGGAGTCGTATTGGAAGTGAAGAGTTTCAGAACCAAGTTTCTTGGAATCTGATGAGTCGCATTCAGAAGAGTGCGAAGCGAATCTACCTCACCAATATTTGGGACTAAAAGAGCCATTTAAAAGTTCCTCCTAAGGAAATTGATTTTGTAATTAATTCAAATCTATTTATAATTTTATTTTCAGTGCAATTGAGAATTTATTAATCCCAGTCGCTGAAATAACATTATAATTTAAGATGTCTCCAGCGTTAAGAACTTTATTCCAAGCACTTAAATTGTCGCTGGTGTTTTTGTTTTGATTCACTAATGAGGGTCTAACACCCCCGCATATTGTAGTAACGTTAGGATAATCAGTATATGATGATTTTTTAATATCCAGAACTAAGCTGCCAATTTTATCGGCAACCAATACCCAAGATTCTATCACACCCGTCACATCAATTGCAAGACAACCCTTGTCGCCAAGAGTAATTGTACTTGAACCATAATCAACAACATAATTAATAGTTCTAGTCAAATCAGCAGTATTTGCTAAAGCAATACCAAAAAATGAAACATTACAAGGAGCAGTAGCAAATGTAATCTGACTCCCTGATACAGAATATCCTACGCCAGGTTGCAATATAATATTATTTATAGATATAATAAGTTGCTGATCATTGAGTGGATTATAAAGAATTCCACCAACTCTAATATCAAAAGTTTTTTTGATACAATCAAATTGTCCAGACAAATTATTAATGATTAAATTTTGATATTGAATTGACTTTGGCGGAGATTGATAATTAATACCAATCCTATAAAGATCTGGATTTTCTCCAGTTACCAAATAAGATGGTTGGTTTAACGTTACTTGATAATCAGACACTATGTTACTCCTGGAGTTACAGTAGCAATTCCTTCCACTACTCTTGTCTTAAGTGCAGATGGTGAAGTAAGCACAATATCATAAACATAACGTTTAGGATCTAATGTCGCAGTCGTTGCTGCAGACATTGATAAGGAAATTATACCTTTAACTCTATCAACAAATGCAACATTTAATGCTACAGAATTGCTGGTATAATAACTTTTTTTCATTTTTGCTTCTGCTGAATACCCTGTTAAATTCAGATACGAACCATCAAAATTTTTAATAGTAAACTTTGCAGAGAAATCTGTATTTTTCTCAATGACAATATTGATGGTTATAGCAGACATTTATAAAAAAAAACCTTCCTATTATTTATAAGGAAGGTCGGATTATTATTCTTCAGTTTCTTGTTCTGGTTCTGCCACTACTTCGGGCGGTTCTAAAATATTCAGAGCTTCAAGAGCACCTTTAAGTTTAAGTGCCATTTCTTTTTTTGCTACCAATTGACTTTCAAGGTTGCCGATTTCGTCAACCACTGCATTAAATTGATTAGTAAAATTTTCTTTAAGTTCTTGTGCGTTCATAATTCTCCTCAAATAGATTGTAAATAAGTGGTCATTTTTTTAGCAATGTTATCCCATTGATATTCTGGTCTTTGTGTCATAGCAGAACACGCTTTTGCTTGTTTTGTATAATACTTTTTATCAGAATATAATTTATTTAATTTTTCCGCAATACTATCAACAGAAACATATGCTCTATCAATACCATAATTAATATCTTTACCCATAAAACAGATATCAGCCAACTCTCCACAATTCTCAAAAAGTTCAGCACTTGCTGCATAATTAGGAAGAACTTGGGGAGTGCCAGTTGCTGCCATTTCAAAGGGAACAAGTCCCCAACCTTCACCTTCAGAAGTATTAATTCCTACATCGCAAGAATTGTAAATAATATTTAAAACTTCTGGAGTAATTTTATTTTTTTCTGGGGTAAGGTCACTTCCAGAAAGATATAATCTTCCTTCTGAATCAAGTCCATTTTTTGCCATTTCTGCAGAAAAAAGTGGAACAATGTCCCAACCACAATCTTTGATACCCATATGGAGATAAAGTTTTGTGTTTGGTTTGCCTACAGCAAATTTAGCAAATGCCATAATAGTAAGATCAATTCTCTTACGAGGTTGATTTCTATTGCCATTAAAGACAATAAAATCATCCTTCTTCATTTGACCAATAATATCTCTACATTCTTGCTTATTTTTCCTGAAGAAAATATCACTATCAATACCGTGTTCCAGAGTTTCAATTCTGCCAGTATAACCAGCTTCTTTGATTACATTAGCAGCAAAATCAGTATATGTAATTGACAGATCAATATCATTTAAAAATTTTACTACTTCAGGAAACCATCCTCCCCCATCTACAGGGAAATAAGTAACAAACTTAAATCCATCTTCTTCTTTATATTTTTTTAAAACTTCCCAGTAATATTTAATAATCCAGACATCATTGAAAGCAACAATAATATCTGGTTTTATTGCATTATAAAGTTCTTCAATATATTTAAATCCATATGGATCTACCTGCTGACCACCTTTTGTTGATGCTGAAAAGATATTAAATGGGAAATCATGCTTTTGACCAAAATAATTGATACCCATAACATTAATATCAAATTCTTTATCAATTCTTGTAAGAATAGATTCGGAGACCCTACCAAATCCACTTGGGATTACGCAATCTCCAATCCATAATATTTTCTTTTTACTCATAAGACCAATAAGGGTTCATACACATCATACTATAATTTATAAGGGTTGTCAAGGACGAATTATGAGATGCTGCCGCCAATCACACCATTTGCATTAAATACGGTAACAACTGCAGTACCATTGGTTACTGCCAATGTCACTGAAGTTACACTAGCACCACCAGCATCCCCTTTAGATAAGTTTACTGCTGCAAATCCTGTAGTTGTTGTACTTGATGTAATGTTGATTAGTTTTGTAGCAGCATTAGTATTTCTCAAGTAAAGTTGAATAACTCTACCAGCAGTAAGATTGCTGATATTAATTGTTCTTGCAGTACCACTAGAACTTTGAACATATGCATAATATGAAGTGGTTGCCGAATCTACTGTAGCATCTGCATCAGTAGTAGAACTTGAATTACCGTAAGTTTTATTAGTTAATGTTTGAGATCCATCAATTGTTACAATATCACCAGATGTTGTACTAAAACCTTTTCCTAAAACTTGAGTACTAGAAAGAACAGTAGTGCCATTAATCTGATATGTTTTAGCACTAGCAATATTTAAGTTCTCAGTTGATGACCAACGAGTTCCAGTATTTGAATAGGAGAATCCAATTCCAGTAGTTCCTAATGTAATTCCAGCGCCATCTACTGCTGCTGATGTTGAAGCACCATCGGCAAGAATAATATTAATATCATCAATACTTAATATTGTAGAATTAATTGTGGTAGTTGTTCCATTGACAATTAGATTACCGTTGACTGTAACTCCAGAAGCAGTTATATCACCAGTAAATGATGCTGTAGCACCACTTATATTATTTAAAAAACTTGCAGCCTTATAAACAATAATTTTTTCAAGACCATCAGTAGTCTGAAAATCCAAGTAACTATTAGCACCTTCTTTGATACTTAATGCTGGATTTAAATTATCTTTAACTGATACTGTAACTCCTTGATTTGTCAAATCAATTGCCGAACCTTTTACTTGAAAGGAATTATTAATTATTGTAGTCCCAGTTCCAATAGCAGAACCAATATTAACTCCACTATTATTAATTAAAAGATTAAAATTATTAGTAGAAGAAAGAAGTTCACCACCATTTACATTAACTGTGCCATCAAAATAAGATGCTAGATTTCTTACTCTGAATGTTCCACTAACAGTAGCAGAACCCATAGTAATGTCAGTTGCTGCACCAAAAGCATTTACAGTAGTTGCTACTGTGTTATAAAGATTTTGTGTTGTTTGAGTACCAACTACTGTTGGAGTTTTTATAGTACAAGTTCCTGTAGTTGCACCAATATTTAAACTAGTAGCAGCACCAAAGGCATTAATAGTTGTTGCATTATAATTAAAAACATATCCTGTTGCTGCTGTAGTATCAATTGTGCCGCCATTTACATTCGTATTTCCAGAAATAG